GGGACGTCCGACGTCGGCTTCACGGTACGGGCGCGCGGTCGGCGGTCCGGGCGGGACCGGCGGCGGGGGCGGAAGGGCCCGACGGTAAGCAACTTGACGGTGCAACGTTATGGTGCAACAATGGGGATGTAACGACGCGACGGCGACACAGGGAGACAGCAGATGGCCCGGAAGATGAGCACGGTAGAGCGCGCAGCGCGCAACGTCATCAACGCCTACGTGAAGAACGGCGAGATCACTCGCGGCGAAGCCAACAAGACGATCCGCGACGGACTCGCGGTCATCGAGAACACCGTCCGCGAGAACTACCGTAAGAACTTCGGCTCGACGTTCTACTACGCGGGAAAGGTCGCCGAAGCGCGCGAGAAGGCCGAGGCCGCGCGGGGACCCGTCGCTCGCCGTATGGCCGTCGGTCGGCTTCTCGCCGCCGAGATGTTCGCCGCAGTGTTCGCCGTCGTGCAGCAGGAAGCAGGCGGCACCGACGGGGATGTCACCCCGAATGCGGCGGAAGAGGTCATGCGCATCACGCGCGAAACGGCCCGAGAGGTTCGCGAGGAAGCCCGCGCCAAGGGTGCTCACCAGATTGCCGCCTGACCCCAGCACGACGAGCACCACGAAGGGACGCGCACCATGAGGGACCACATCACCGCCCGCCTTGAGTACGAGCACCAGGCATGCGCCCGCTGCACCGCCGTACCGATCCCCGAGGTGCGCTCGATCCACGATCTCGACCTCGCCTCGACGATGATCAAGGCCAGCACCGACCCGAACTGCCCCGACTGCGAAGGCCGCCGCTCGCATTTCACGCCCCGCGCCCAGGCCGCGAAGGCCACGCTCGACCGCCTGTGGGCCGAGCGCTGCACCCGCACCTTCGCGGACGTCAAGGCCGGCGACCGCATCCACTACAAGGCCAACGCCCGCAAGAACGACACCCGTAAGACGTGGCAGACGGTCACGGAGATCAGCCGCGACGGCGACCGCGTCACCTTCCGCACCGACGCGCGACGCGGTAAGACCCCGCTCGTCGAGGCCGCCGCCGACGCCGTGATGATCTACCCGGAGGAACTCAACGCGGGCAAGGAGATCATGCGCGAGACGGCGCGCCTGCACCCTGGCGCCGTGACCTTCTACGAGTGCGGCTGCACCGACCACTGAGCAGCAGCGCGCCCCCTTCGCCGAGCCCCGCCCACCGTGGCGGGGTTCCGTCGTGTCCCACCGTGGCGGGGTTCCGTCGTGTCCGTGGGTCCGGCGTACCGTCGTCGGCATGGATCAGGACGCGCTCGCAGAGAAGTACCTTCACGGGCCGCTCGGCGCCGAGATTCGCGGCTCCCTCGACTGGGCCCGCACGGTGAGCTCGTCGGGGTCACCGGACACGCTCGAACTGTTCTTCAACCCCGCCGACGTCGAGGACATCCCGCGCGGCGCGAAGCTGTACGGGTACCGCGTGTGCCGCTCGGTCGGCGTCCCGCTCGGGAAGGTCCTCGTCTTCGACCGCCCGTGGGGCAAGTACATCCGTCGCGACGTGTACCCGACGGCATGACGGCGCCCGACGAGCAGGCCCTTGCCGAGGCCCTGGTGAAGGTCCGCCAGTCCATGCGGCGCGCGATCCAAGCCGAGCTGCGCCGCTCGACGCGCAGGGCGTCGACGAGCCCGTCACGGCCCGCCCCGGAGGGACCGAAGTGACCGACATCTGCGGAGTGTGCGCCGTCCTGCTGCGCCCCATGACGACCGGCGTGATCTTCGAGGAACCGAGCCCGCTGTTCGCCGTGGCCGACACCCCCGTCTTCTACCGGCGGCGGCCCGTCGGCACCGTCACCGGCCTGACGCTCGACGGCGACCTGCTGCGCTGGACCGGCCGCCTCGACCCGCCGACGCTCACCCTCGACGCCGCGTCGCCGGTCGCGGTGCCCGTGCCCGTCCTCGGGCCGGTGCTCTCGGAACTGATCGCGGCCCGCCGGCTCGTCGGCGTCGCCGACCTCGTGCAGGGCGAGATGAGCACGCGCGCCGGTTCAACGGTCATCAGCCGGTGGAGCGTCGCCGGGGTGTCGCTGATCTCGTCGCGGCCATGGCCGGAGATCGAGCTGTACCTGTGCGAGCAGACGCCGTCGGCCGCGTCGGCATAGTCGCGCAGCCACGCTGACCAGGGTTGACTCAGCGGTGTCTCAACCGGGCTCGCGTGCCCGCTCCCAGGCCGCTAACGTCTTGCCCGCCTTCCTTTCATGGCCTTGCACCACGGCTCGAAGGCTCCAACCAGGCCGGGGCACGGCGCCGTTGACAGACCCGTTGGCGCGGGTGGCGTCGTGCGCCGGCCGTCGGCCTACCTCGAGGATTCGCGATCGGGCGCCGCCGGCCACGGGGTGTGTTGACCCGCGCCGTCCGGACACTGCATCGGCATGACCGGCGCCGCCCGCCACGCTGCGGCCAGGCCCACAGCCATGCGGCGCGCAGCGAGCCGCCGTCGAGCGGCGGAGGCGCCAGGATAGACGAACGGCGCCCCTGCACCTCCGCAAATGTGCAGGGACGCCGTCGGGCGCCCGGCCCGGCCCGTAACCAGCGGCCGAGCGCTCACGTCTGCCCCTTGCCCGGCCCGTAACCAGCAGCTCAGGGGCGCCGCCGTCGAGCGGCGGTGAAACCAACGTAGCGCAACTGATCAGCGTTTCGGGCGTGATTCGCACTCGTCGGATATGAACAGCGGCGCCGCGCGAGGAGCCTTCGTCAGCCGCGGCGGATCCTGCCGCCAGTCCGCGTCCCGCGCCACAGGGATCGTGTCACCGCAGCCCGGCGCAGCCTCGCTCGCTGGTCAATGCGCCGCTGCTCGGCCTCGGCCGCCTCACGCTCGGCGAGCGCCCGCCCGATGTCCCGCAGCACTTCGCCCGCCAGGTCGCGCCGGTCGGGCCCGAACGGCTCGCCCCAGAACGCCAGGGACGGACTCGCGATCCACCCCCGGCGGTGCAGCCACCGCTTCACCGTGCCCCGTACCCGCCTCACGTGCGTTCCCTCCGTCGCCTTCGGGGGAGCGTAGCCCGGCCCTCCTGCTCGTCGTGCTCGTCGGGTATGAACGCCGTCTCGGCCGGCTCGCTGCTGCCGGGTTCGTAGATGAGCAGCTCGACGCCGCCGGGGACCGGCAGCTCGACGAGGGCGAGCGGCGGCCCCTCCGGGCCCGGGAACGACTCGTCGTGAGTGTTCATGATCCGACGGTAGGGGCGCGCACTGACAGACGCCCCCGAATTAGGACAACCGGCCACCCCTCGCGGAACCTGCCCGGCGCTGACCTGCCGCATCACCCGACACGTGCGCACTACGCGCGCAGTGCTGCGCAGTACCATGACCGCCGTTCGTGAGGATCTTCGTCGAGGGGCGGCCCATGCTGACACTTCCGGAACTCGCCGTACTCGGGTTCGCCGCGTACCGCGCGACACAGCTCGGCGTCCATGACACGATCCTCGACCCCGCCCGCAACCGGCTCGCCGCCTGGCACACGTCGAAGCTCGACAGCAGGCCGCGCGCCTTCGTGATGCAGCTCATCGGCTGCATCTACTGCTTCGGCTGGTGGCTGTCCGGCGCCGTCCTGCTCGTGTACCTGCTCGCCGCCCACAGGTGGAACGACGCCTCGTGGCTCGTCCACGGCGTCGAGTGGTTCGCCGTCGCCGGGGTTCAGGCACTCCTCAACCGCCGCGACGACACCTTCAGCGACTGACCATGGCCCGAGGCAACGGACAGATCACCGCCGCCGCCACCCGCTACACGCGGAAGATCGCGAGCAGCCGGACCCGCAAGCCCGACAGCTCGTGGCAAGAGGAATCGTGGCGGTTCTTCGACACGACGCCCGAGGTCCGCTTCGCCGCGACCTGGGTCGGCAACGCCATGGGCGGCGCGACCCTCTTCGCCGGACACCGCGCCGCGGACGGCACGATCGAGCGCGCCCCCGACGACCACCCGGCGACCGAGATCGTCCGGCAGATCGCCGGCGGCCCCGACGGACAGTCGGCGTTCCTCGGCGACTTCGGCCCTCACCTCGTCGTCGCCGGCGAAGCCTGGATCGTCATCCGCCCCATCCTCGACAAGATCACGCAGGCCGTCACCGGCCACGAGTGGCTCGTCCTGTCCACGTCCGAGGTGCAGCAGCAGAACGGCAAGCTGACGGCGGAGATCGACGGCGAGCTGGTCGACATCCCCGCCTACGACGAGGAAGCGCCCGACGAGACGGCGCCCATCGCGATCCGCGTCTGGGAGCCGCACCCGCGCCGCCGCATCGAGGCCGACTCGCCGGTCCGCTCCGCCCTGACCCTGCTCGAAGAACTCCAGCTCCTGAACGCCGCCGTGGCCGCGATCGCCCGCAGCCGGCTGACCGGCCGCGGTGTGCTGCTCGTCCCCAAGGGCACCAGGTTCCCGACGCCGCCCGGCCCGCAGAACGACGCCGAAGACGACGTGATCGACGTGTTCATGGAGGTCGCGTCGACCGCGATCCGTGAACCGGAGTCCGCCGCGGCGACCGTTCCGATCGTGCTGGAAGTCCCGGCCGAAGCGATCGGCTCTATCAAGTGGCTGACCTTCGAGTCCGACTTCGACGACCTCGCGATCCGTCTCCGCGAAGAGGCGATCCGCCGGTTCGCCAACGGCTTGGAGGTGCCGGCAGAGATCCTCTTGGGTCTCTCGGACACAAACCACTGGTCGGCGTGGCTGCTCGACGGACAGGCCATCCGCATGGGCGTCGAACCGCGCCTCGGGATCGTCGCGTACGCGCTCACCAAGCAATGGCTGCGCCCGATGCTCGAAGCCGAGGGCATCGAGGACCCGGACGAGTGGCTCGTCTGGCACGACACCAGCGCCCTGCGCGCCGCGAGCAACCGCGCGGCGACCGCCCTCGAAGCGTTCAAGCTCGGCCTGATCTCCGGGGAAGCCGCGCGCCGCGAGACCGGCTTCGACGAGGCCGACGCACCCGGCGCCACCACCAACCAGAACGGCGAGGAGAAGCCCGCCGACACGACGCCAGAGGACGAGTCGAGCAACGTGACGAACCTGCCCGTGAACGAGACGCCAGACCTTCCCGACACCCTGCCCGCCGCCGCCGCGCCCGTGCTCGACCTCCCCGCCGAAGTCCTCGCCGCCGTCGACGGCCTCATCTGGGCCGCCCTGTACTCCGCGGGCACCCGCCTGCGGAACCGGCCCGTGTGCCCGCGCGCCGAGCGCGCCAACGCCCGCGAGATCGTCCCCGCCGAGCTCCACACCCGCTACCCCGTCGAGGCGCATCTGATCGACGAGTGGCACCTCCTCGACGGCGCGTGGATCCGCGTCCCCGAGATCGCCGCCCGCTACGGCCTCGACCCCGACTGCCTGACGGCGCAGCTCGACGACTACGCCCGCGCTCTGATCGCCGCCCGCATGCCGCACACCTACGAGGACACGGCGCGCGTCATGCGCACTCCCTGCGCGGCGGACGCGGCATGACCGGCGAGCAGGCGCCCGGCACGCCGCCCCACGAGCCGCGTACAGCCCTCGCGCGCCTCGACATCGGCAACCTGACGGGCGACCAGTGGTGCGCCGACTGCAAGGCGCTGACCGGCTTCACCGCCGATGTGGTCGCCCTGCACGACGGCGGCGTGACCGTCGTCGGCACCGTGGCCGGCTGCGTCATCTGCATGGACGAAGACGGCCCGGAGGTACGCCATGGCTGACACCCTCGACCAGGCGCTCGCGGCCGCCGAGCAGGACGTCGCCGACGAGGTGCGCGCCGTCCTCGACGACCTCGCCGACGAGATCGCCGCCCAACTCGCCAACGCGACCGAGATCGTCGCCGCCCGCTTCAGCCTCGGGCGCATCGGCCGCCTGTGGTCCGAGCGGGTGCCGCGCATCATGCGCCGCCTGTTCCGCGTCGCCGAGACCGCCGGCGAGCGCGCGGCCGGCGACGTCGACGCCGAGCTGCCCGGCACCTGGGACGACTTGCCCGGCCGGTACAACGACGGCAACCTTCCCGCCTCGCTCGGCGACTACGCCGAGCAGACCGAGCACCTCCTACGCGCGGTCGGCGACCGGCTCACCGCCGCCGCCGTCGCCGCGCTCGCCGAGGGCCTCGACGCGGGCGAGGACACCGCCCAGCTCCGTAACCGGCTGCGCGACCTGTTCGCCGCCGACGGCGCCCAGCTCGGCGAGAGCCGCGAGGACCTGATCGCGCGCACCGAGAGCACGCGTGCGTGGAACGGGGCGACGCTCGCGGCCGCGCAGGATCTGTCGGGCCCGGACCGGCCGCTCGTCAAGCAGTGGCAGACCCGCCGTGACTCGCTCGTTCGCGACGCCCACGACGACGTTGACGGACAGATCCAGCTCCTCGACGACGCCTTCACCGTGGCCGGCGTCGCCATGGCGTACCCCGGCGACCCGACGGCGCCGCCCGCGCTGGTCTGCAACTGCCGATGCGTCCTGCGATTGCAGCGCGCCGAGCGCTCCGCAGCCGCACAAAGTCAGGTGCTCCCGCCGACGGGATTTTCAGATCAACGGCACGAGACGGCAGCAGACGGGAGCCACCTCATGGGCGGCATGATCGCGCTCATCCCCACACGCGAGGACGCGGAACGCCTCGCCCTCGACGGCGGCGAGGACGCCGACGAACTGCACTGCACCCTGATGTTCCTCGGCGACCAGGGCGGCGACTGGACCGACGACCAGCGCAACGAACTGATCGCCGGTATCCGCGCACGCTTCGCCGCGCTGCCCGGCCCCATCGAGGCACGCCTGTTCGGCGTCAACCACTGGAACCCCGGCGACGACGGCGTATGGGTCTGGGCCACAGGCGACGACACCCCCGCCTACCCGGCACTCCCGGACGCTCGCGCGCTCGCCGTCGAGGCCCTGGAAGACACCCACGACCGCCCCGAGGTGCCCGAGCAGCACTCGCCCTGGGTCGCGCACGTGACCGGCGCGTACGACGCCGACACGTGGCCCCTGGCGCCGATGTGCGAGCGGCTCGGCCCCGTCACCTTCGACCGCGTCCGCGTCGCCTTCGGCGGCGAGCACACCGACATTCCGCTCGGCCCCGAGGAGGAAGCCATGCCCGATACGACCGCCGCGGCGGACTACACGCCGCCCGTGCGCACCTGGACGACGCCAGGGGACACGGCGCTCGCGTACGAGAACCAGCAATCCGGCGACGGCCGCGTATTGGCCGCGGGCTCCCTGTACTGGGACAGCGCAGGCCCGTGGCCGCTCCAGTACGCCGACGAGATGGGCATGGGCCACGACGGCGCCGAACTCGCCGGGGCGATCCAGCAGGTCGACCGCGACGGCGACCGCATCCCCGGCTCGGGCGTGCTCTACATGACGCAAGACGCCGGATGGGAAGCGATCACCCTCCTTGAGCAGGAAGCGCCCCTCGGCGTGTCCGTGGACCTCGACGACGTCAGTATCGAGCTCGTCGACAACACCCCGCAAGATGAGGCACCCGACGGCGAGGACGCGCCGGTCGTCGCGTCCGCCACCTACGCTCGCGCGTCCGTGCTGCGACTCGGCGACGACTCGTGGGTGATCACCGCGAGCAGCGCGATCGAAGCGACCGCATCGGGCTCCGCCCTCGCGCGGACGTCGCAGACCGTGCAGATCATCTCGGACCAGAACGGGCGCATACCCGCCGACGCCGCCCGCGCCCTGTTCCCCGCCGCGGCGCTGACCGCCGCGGCCGGCGACGCCGACGACCCGGAATCCGGCGTCGTCGTACACGCCGAAGACGCCGGCTCGTACATCGTCAGGGTCACCCGCGCTCGTTTCCGCGGCGCGACGCTCGTCGCGATGCCCGCCTTCGACAAAGCGCGCATCGTCCTCGACCCCGAGCCGCCAGTCGACGAGGGCGAACCCACCGAGGCCCCGGCCGAGGACATCGCCGCGGCAGCAGCCGGTGACCTTGACCGGGTCGTCGCGCACGTCTGCGGTTCCCCCGTGCCGGTCGGCGCCCGCGAAGTCGCCGACGCGCTCGGCATGACCGTGTCGACGGCGAAGCGGCACCTGCGCGCCGCCGTCCGCGCCGAGCGCGTCGTACGCCTCTCGCGCGGCCTGTACGCGGCACCGGTCACGATCCCCGAGGGCGAGGTGTCCGCCGCCGCGTCGGGTGACCTCGACCTGCCCGTGCACGACGAGCGCGACGCCGAATGGGACGGCGACGCGGCCGGCTCCCGAGTCCTGGCCTGGGCCACCGACGACGCGGGCAACGTCGACGCCGACAAGCTCGGCCAGGCGTTCCTGTACCGAGACGCGGACGCCGACCCGGCGACGCTTGCCGCATACAAGCTGGGCTTTGCCGACGTCTTCACCGACGGCAGCGCCTCGCGCCTTGAGATCGTCGCGAACGGCGTTTACGCGGTCGCCGGTGCCCTCTCCGGGGCCCGAGGCGGGGTCGACATTCCCGCCGACGAGCAGGACGCGATCCGGGGCCGCGTCGAGCAGCTCTACGCCAAGCTCGCCGAGGCGTACGACGACGACTCGATTCGCGCCCCCTGGGCCGACGACAGCAGCGACGACGACGCCATGAGCGAACTGGAGGCGTCCGCCTGGCGCGTGATGCAGGAACAGCCGCCCATGCCCGCCGAGTGGTTCCGCGAGCCCACCCCGGAGGAACTCCCGCCGGGAAGCGGCGGCGTTCACTACGCCAACGGCCGCGTGTACGGGTGGGTTGCTCAGGCCGGGGTGCCGCACGCCGTTCACGGCCGGAAGGTGCAGATCGAGAAGCTCGGCCGGCTCGACTTCTCGCACTTCCTGCGCGCGAAGTTCCGCCTCGACGACGGGTCGGAAGTCGCCGCGGGCACGATCACGATGAACGTCGGCCACCACCGCGACGGCTGGCAGTGCGAGACCGCAGCCTGCCAGTTCGACGACTCGGGCACCGTGGGCGGCATCGTGACCGTGGGTCAGAACGAGGGCGGGCTCTGGTTCTCGGGTGCCGCGGCGCCGTGGCTGTCCGAGTGGGACTTGAACGTCTTCCGCGCCTGCCAACCCAGCTATCACATGACGCAGGGCAGCGACGGAGCGTGGCAGCTCAAGGCCGTGCTCACCGTGCCCGTGCCCGCTCACTCCTCGCCGCTCGAACCGTCGTACTCGGCCGTCGTCGCGTCGCACATCGCTGCGACCGCCGTCGTCGAGCGGGCGAACCTCGCGCTGACGGCCGCCGCCGCAGCACTCGACCTCGAAGCCCAGGCCGCGCCGGTCGTCGCCCCGGAGGTCGAGCCCGAGCCCGAGCACGCGCGCCCCGACGAGCAGCCGCCGCCGGACGTTGACGCGTTCGCCGCCGCGCTGCTGTCCCCGACGTTCCTCGACACCTTCGCCGCTGCACTGGAGGAGCGGCAGCAGCAGCGCGCCGAGGTGCGCGCAGAGGTCGAGGCACTCGCGGCCCTGGTCGACGAACAGGCCGCGGTCACCGTAAGCGCTGCACCGCAGCAGGAAGGAATCTGATCATGGCTTGCGCCCCTTGCTCGAAGAACAAGAAGCAGTACGAGGTCGTCAACGCCGAAGGCACTCGCGTGTGGGGGCCGACGCCGTACCAGACGACCGCCGAAGCCATGGCGACCCGCCACAAGGGCACCGTGCGCGAGGTCCCGAAGGGCGACGACTGATGGCGTGCGCTTCCTGCGGCAGCCGCAACCGGGCCCGCAGTACGGGCAGCGGCAGCGCGCCCGTGCGCACGCTGTATGAGGTCGTCCTCGACGGCGGTAAGGGACGGACGGTGTTCCAGACGCACGACGTCGGCGTTGCCCGGACCGTACGGGGCAACTACGTCAGCGCGGGCGCTGTGATCGTTCCCGACCCGGACGCCGAGCAGAAGGGCGCCGCCGACACGGCTGGGCAGCAAGCGACCGGCGGCGACGACGAGCAGCCGCCCGACGACGCCCCCCAGGAGCCCGTGAAGGGCTCCGCGACCGGCGACGAGCCCGCGTAAGCAGGCATAACGTCCCAACGCTGCACGGGCGGCCGTGGCCCCTTTCACGGCCCCCCGTACAGCTAAGATTCTTTTCGACCGCTGGTTATGGGCCGGGTCTCCTTGCAGTCACAGGAGACGCGGTCATGGGTTACGAACTGCCCGACGACATCACCAGCCTGAGCGCCGAGGACCTCGACGCGCACATCACGGAGGCGACCGAGGCGTTCCAGGCCCGGCGCAGCGACCCGAACCTCACCACCGAAGACCTGCCCGCCCTGCGCGAACTCGCCGCCGGTATCGAGGCCATGCGCGGCCGGCAGACCGAGCTGATCGGCGAGGCGCAGCAGGCACAGGCCGAACTCGACCAGCTGGCCGCGCAGGTCCTCGGCGAGGACACCGCGACCGGCGACGAGCCGGCCGAGGCCGCCGACGCCGCCGGGAGTGAGACCGTCGTCGCGGACGAGCCGGCCGCCGTCGCCGCGTCCGCGACGCCTCGCCGTCCGGTCGTCACCCTCAACTCAGTTCGGCAGCGCGCGCCGCGTCAGCTCATGCCGCAGGTGCCGAAGCTCAATGCCCCCGAGATCGTCGCCTCGGTCGACATGCCCGGCGTCGCGCCGGGCGAGGGCATCTCCATGGAGACGCTGACCGAGGGCATCATCAAGCGCGCGGGCGCGCTCGCGTCCTCGGGTGGCGGAACCGGCATCGTCGCGTCGTACCGGCTGCCGTTCGACGAGACGAGCGGCCTGGTCGTCGCCGACCCCGGCAACCCGGGCGAAGGCCTGAACGCCGTCGTCAAGGCAGCCGATCAGCGGCGCCTCCCGAAGGCTGACCTCATCGCTTCGGGCGGATGGTGTGCGCCGTCCGAGACGATCTATGACATCACCGACATCGCGTGCCCCGACGGCCTGTGGGACCTTCCCGAGATCCAGCTCAGCCGCGGCGGCATCCGGTTCTTCCAGACCCCGACGCTCGACGTCAACGCCATGACGTGGATCTGGACCGAAGCGCAGGACGAGGCAGCGGCCACGCCGGGCGGACCGACGAAACCTTGCTTCCGCATCCCCTGCCCGGACCCGATCGAGGTCCGCTGCGACGCGGTCGGCGTCTGCCTTGAGGCGGGCATCCTCACGTCCAGGCACTTCCCGGAGCTGGTCAACTGGTACCAGCGCAACGTCATGGTGGCGCACGAGATGCGGATCCGCCGCGCCCTGTACGAGCAGGCCCGCAACGCGTCGACCGCCGTCACCGTGCCCACTTCCTTCGCGTCGTTCAGCGCCGTTTACGGCGCCGTGGCCCTCCAGGTCGCCGACATCGTGGAGAAGCACTCGCTCTGTGAGCGGATCGGCCTGGAGGTCGTGTTCCCGTGGTGGTCGCGCGGGATGTTCCTCGCGGACATCGCCCGCCGCTCGAACACCGACGTCTGCGACCTGCCCGCGAACTGCATCGAGGACGCCTTCGCGACCCTCGGTGTCCGCGTCCAGTGGGCGAAGGGCCTCGTCCCCGACGTCCCGACCAACATCGGCGGCACCAACCCGGCGACCACCTGGCCGGCCGACGTCGAGTTCCTCATCTACCCGACGGGCAACTTCCAGCTCGGTCGCGGCGCGGAGATCAACCTCGGCGTCGTCCACGACTCGAACCGCTTCGCGACCAACGACTTCACCGCGATCTTCGCCGAAGAGTGCGTCGCCCTCGTCAACCGCGGCATCGAGTCGCGGCGCGTGACCGTCCCGGTCTGCGCGGACGGCTCGGTCGGCCCGCGCGCCGTCCCCGCCTGCCCGATCGCCTGACAACCCCTCACACCGTAACGGCCCCGCGCCATCTGCCGGCCGGGGCCGCGCACGGACATAGGAGGTACGGCAGATGCCTTCGGCAGGACTTCGTAAGCGCGTCGAGGCCATCCGCGGCCGTCCTCTGCCTCACGGCATCCTCGGGGACTGCGTCGAGGTCGTCGACGCCACCGACGAACACGAGCTGCTCGGTACCGAGTGGATGCCCCTGTCGTGCGCGGGCGCGCATGACTGGGACTGGTGCCCCGACCCGGCGACGCCGCCCGGCCCGAGCACGAAGACCTTCGACCGGCCCGGCTCGTGCTCGGCACCACCGATCACGATTTACGCGGGCGCGACCTGCTCGGCGATCGGCTGGTCGTACGACGACGCCGTGACGCAGGCCAGCGAAACACTCGCGCTCGGCGAACAGCGCGCGCTCGAAGAGTGGTTCATGCGCGAGCAGCTTTGCGAAATGGCGCAGGGCAACGACCTCACCCCGGCAGCCGGCGCCGTGTCGATCGCGCAGGGCGTCGCCGCCCTCGAAGGATGGCTCGCCGAGGCGTACGGCGGGCAAGGCGTGCTGCACGTCCCCGCAGGCGCGGCGGCGCTCATGGGCTGCTGCCGCGTCGTCGAACTCGACCAGGGCGCGCCCCGCACCCTCATGGGCAACTGCGTCGTCCTCGGCGCGGGCTACGCCCTGAACATCGGCGGCGCCGCCTGTACGCAGGCCCCCGACGGCGAGGCGTGGCTGTACATCACCGGGCCCGTGCGGGTCCGCCGCGAGCAGCCGGTCATCGTGCCGGACTCCGACAGCCAGGCCGTGCGCATCGCGACGAACGACCGGTTCGTCCTCGCCGAGCGGACGTTCGTCGTCGAAACGGCGTGCTGCGAGGCGGCGGCCATCAGGGTGGCGGTGTGCCCGTGCTGACGACCATTCGCGTACAGCCGGCCGCCCGGGTCCGCGGCGACTTCGCCCTGTGGGCGATCGAGCAGACCCCCATGGTCCGCAAGTGCTCGCACGACGCGTACGCGGTCCCCCCGGACCTGTTCGCCGATATGCCGGAAGACCTGCTCGTCGGCTCGCTCGTCGACGGGCAGCGGTACCGCTCGCCGCTCGAAGACGCCGACCCCGAGGCGGGGATGCTCACCGCCGTGCCCGGCGAACCGCTGCCGCCCGTCCCCGAGTCGGCGTACCCGCCCGGCTCCGTGCCGCTCCCGCCCGCCTCCGCCGAGCCCGGCGACGACGGCGCGGCCGTCGTCGAGAGCACGAGCGTGGGCGACCCGGAAGCGGACGCCGCGGCGATGGTCGCCGCCACCCCGCCCGAGGCGATCCAGCGCGCCATGGACGCCGTCACGGTGGCAACCGAACTCGCCGCGTCCAACGCCGCGCGTGATGAGTCGACGAGCGCTGCTGTCGGAGGGGGCAGCAGCGACACGACCACCACTCCCGCCGAGGGCGACGGGAACGCCGGGCCGTGGCAGTGCGACCTGTGCCCGCGCGAGTTCGACACCCGGCGCGGCCGGGACACCCACCGCCGACAGGCGCACACGGAGGGGGCCCGCTGATGGCACTCGTCCCTACCCCCTGTTCGTGCGGAGGCGGCGGCGGAGGCGGCGGCACCGGTGACGCCTGCTGCTCGCCGTCCATCACCGCACAGCCGCTCTGCTGCGACGACGGCCGGATGATCCTCGTCGTGCTGCGCTCGCCGTGCGCCGACTGCGGCGGGACCGTGTTCCCGCCCGAGGTCGCCGGCTGGACCGACCCGACCACCGGCATCTTCACGGCTGGACCCGCGCCTACCGGCTGCGGTTCGTGCTCGACGGCGTGCGCCGAGACGGTGTGCGTCCAGCGCTGCGACGACACGAACGGCGACGGCCTCGCCGACACCACTTACAGCGAGCTGTGGTGCGTTCGCGACGACGGCACCACGTCGTTGCTGCTCACCTACCAGGACGACCCGTCAACGCCGTACGCGCCGGTCGCGCCGGTCGACTGCGAGCACGGCAGCATGGCGTGTCACACGCAACTGCTGTGCGACGACTCGGGCCCGTTCCTGCGCCGGTTCACGTTCGTCTCGGATGGGACCGCCGGGTACGTTGACGTCGCGCTCGACGGCGAAGCCCCGCACGTCGTGATGGGCACCGTCCGCGACTGCTCGCAGACCTCGGACTGCGAGCAGCCGCGCGAGCCGGCCGCGACGGTGGGCCTGTGCCTCGCCGACGGGACGCCGATCGCCGTCGTCGTCACCCGCGACTGCCAGGGCGTCACCCGCGAAGAGGGTTGGATCAACCTCACGACCGGCGCCTACTCGACCGGGCAGCCACCGGCCGGCACCGTGGCGTGCGGCGAGTCCCGCAGCATTTCGACGACCGGCACGTTCTGCGACGTCGACGCGAACGGGAACGTCGTCGGCCTGGTCCTGATCGAGTACACCTACGCGGCAGACGGCAGCGTGTCGAGCGTCCGCCTCGTCGACGCCACCACCGGACAGGCCTACACCGCGCAGGGCACGATCACCACCTGCCCGGCCGGCGTCGACCAGCCGGAACAAGACCTCGTCGTCCTCTGCGACATCGCGGCCGACGGCACCGTGACCCGGTTCATCCGCGACTTCCGGCGCGACGAGAACGGGCAAATCGTCGGCCACACGGACTACACCCTGGCCGGCGCCCCGTACACGGTCACCGGCACCGTGGGCCAGTGCCCCACCGAAGTGCCCGGTCCCGTCCCCGTCATTCCCCAGGTGTTCCACGGGGAGCTGGTGCTGTGCGACGACAACGGGCCGTTCATCCGCAAGCTGGTTCAGGACGCCGCAGGCGCAGTCACCGCTGTGGTCAGCCTGACCCTGGACGGCGCCCCCTACACACCGGTTGGCACCGTCGCCCAATGCGTGCCCGAAGCGGAGCCGTGCCGCACCGCAAGCACGCTCCTCGTGTGCGACCTGCCGAGCGGCGGCGAGCCCACCCCCACGGTCAGCGACACCAACCCCACCGCCTACCAAGGGGCCGGCCTCGGGGCGGAACCACTGCCCGGCGGCGCCGCGGCTTTGTGGTCCGGCGGCGCCATCACCATCCCAGCAGACACCGGCCCCGGCCCCGGCCACATCAACCAGCACCTCCGCTCGGTCGCGGCAAACCTCCAGGCCGAGCGGCCCGGCTGCGACACAGGCACCGCCACCATCACGGCCAGCATCCGCGTTCAGCGCACCGGCCCCTCGTCGGCGTTCGGCGGCAACGGCATTTGGAGCCTGTGGTCCGGCGGTACCCGCGTTGCCGTCGTGACCACCCCGAACAACGCGCCGGTCGGTTACACCGGCACCCTCACCGTGTCCGGGCAGGTATCGGCCGCCGACGTCGCCGCCGGAGACGTCCACCTCGCGAGCGCGCTGGAGACCTGGCACACTGCCGCCCACGTCGGCGGATGGATTGTGGACCAGTTCACCGCCCGCGTCGTCTACGACCAGGCCGGATGCGAGACGCAGTTCCTGCGATCCGTCACTCTCGACTGTGACGGCGCCGTCACCGCTGTCACCGACACCACCCTCGACGGGGACCCGTACGAGCCGACCGGGGAAGTCGGCCAGTGCACCCCCGCGAGCACCCCGCCCGCGACGGAGCCATGCCGCAACGCCAGCACGCTCCTGCTGTGCGACCTGCCCGCCGACGGGGCACCGACCCCGACCCTCACGGACACCCCCGGTGCGCCGTACTACCCGTACACCACGGGCGTGGCCACACCTGGGGCGCAAGCGCTGTGGGACGGCGGCACGCTGACCCTCCCGGCCGCGTCAGGCCCGCAGCCGGGCACAGGTGGCACCGTCCGCACCGCCGCGGCGGTCATCCAGGCCCCGCGGCCCGTTTGCGACGCCGGCACCGCGCACGTGACGGTGCAGGTCGACGTCACCCAGCTCGGTCCGGATAACGGCTGCCGTGCAACCGGGTTCCTCGGTCTCTACAACGGCCCCGGCGACGCGAACCGGGTCGGCCTCGCCCTTGCCCCGCCCGACACCCCCGCCGGGTGGACCGGGACGCTGACCGCCGAGGCCGACGTCCCGGCCGCCGACCTCGCCGCGGGGAACATCGCCGTCGTGGTCGCGTTCGACGCCTACGACGACAGCGGCGCCACCTGCCCGCCGCCGCGCCGTACCGGGTGGCAGCTCGACGAGTTCGCCGCCACGGTGGTCTACGACCAGACCGGATGCGACACGCAGTTCCTCCGCAACGTCACCACCGACTGTGAGACCGGCGCGGTCGTCTCTGTCACGGACACCACCCTCGACGGGGAGCCGTACACGGTCACCGGCGAGCCCGGCCAGTGCCAGGCCGGCGGCGGTGAGTGCTGCCCCGAACCGCCGTGCCCGGCACGGAACATCGTGCAGGCGGAGAGGTGCGACGACACGGACGGCGACGGCATCGCCGACGCCTGGTACGTCGAGCTCCTCGGCGTCGACTGCACGGGCACGCCTACCTCGCTCGGCACGTACACCTGCGACCTGTCGACGCCGTACACGCCAGTCGCGCCGGTCGACTGCGACACCCCGGACCCTGTCGTCGAGCGCCCGGTAGGCGTGCAGGCGCACCGCGTACAGCTCGCCCCGGGCAAGGTGTGGGACGCCTCCCAGTACGGCACGCTGCGCGCCGTCCAGGCGACCGCCCGCGGCGGGACCGGCACCGTCATCACCGCTGACGGCACGAGCACGCTCTTCGACGGCGAGACCGCCCAGTGGTCCATCACCAGAGACATGGACGTGCGGCTCATCGGGCCACTGACGATCACCGCGACGACGGGTGCTGTCGTCGTCAACTGGACTGAGGGAGTAGACCTGTGAGCGGTTGCGGCTGCGGCCAGACCCCCATCATCATGAGCCCCACCCCGGCCGCCGCGCGGGTCGACGTCGAGACGCTGCTCCTGTGCGACGTCCTCCCAGACGGCACGGTCGCCGGCCTGGTCCTGGTCGAGCCGGTCTACGACACCAGCAGCGGAGCCCGCGTCGCCACGCGGACGGTCGACCCCACGACGGGCGTCGCCTACACGGTGCAGGGCACCCTCCAGCAGTGCCCGGAATCCAGCGACTGCCCGGACTGCCAGACGTTCATCCTGTGCGACACGGCAGCCGTCACGACGAGCACGGCGCCGGTCACCGTCACCGGCTATCAGGTCCGCAACGACCAGCTCATCAGCGGCGCCCCGAGGCGCGGCACTGATGCGGACGCCGCGGCGATCTGGACGGGCCAGACGGTGAGCGTGCCGGGCGCCGCCCCGGGCGGCTCCGACGGAGGCGCGCATACCCACTACGGAGTGATTGTCTCGCTCGGCGACGCCGCCTGCGGCGACCTCGACCCGGCCGGCACCGTCGACCTCACCGCGACCGTCACGTACACCAACGACGGCCCCGGCGGCGGATGGGACTGGTACGGCCGCCTGTCCATGTGGAACGGCACCACCCTCCTTCCTGGCGTCGACAACTTCGGCCAGGGCTCGGGTGTGTTCTTCACGCCCGGCTCGACGCGCACCGCGACGATCACGAACACCGTTCCCGTGGCCGCCGTCCTCGCCGGTGACGTCACGATCGAGTTCGACCTTGAGACCGGCCCCGACCAGCAGCCGGACGCCAAGACGTGGACCGTCACGGCCGGCGCCGTCACGGCCGGCCCCGTCCCGGTCACCGGCTGCCCCGGCACGCCCACGCAGTTCATGCGGCACCTGTGCCGTGACTGCGACGGCACCGCCACCATCACGGACACCACCCTCGACGGCACCACCCTGTACACCGTGGCGGGAACGGTCGGCCAGTGCGACACCGAAACCCCCTGCGCCTCACCGACCGAACCCACCGCGACGGTTGGCCTGTGCCTCGCGGACGGAACCCCGATCGCGGTCACGGTCGTCCGGGACTGCACCGGCACCGTCACCTCCGAGGGCTGGCTCAACCTGACGAGCGGCGCGTACAGCGCGGGCGCGCCCCCCGCCGGCACCGTGGCATGCGGAGACAGCCGCTCGATCCAGGTGTCCGGAACGTTCTGCGACATCGATCCTGCGACCGGCGACGTCCTCGGCCTGGTGCTGATCGAGTACACCTACGACGACACAGGCGCGATCGCCTCCGTGCGCCTCGTCGACGCCGTCACGGGCGGCACCTACACGCCGACCGGCACCGTGACGACCTGCCCGGCCGGGGTGGAGCAGCCCGAGCAAGACGCCGTAGTCCTGTGTGACACGGCCGCCGACGGCACGGTGACCGAGTTCCTGCGCGACTTCCGCCGGGACGAGAACGGCGCGATCACCGGGCACAGTGACTACCTCCTCGACGGCACCGCCTACACACCGACCGGCACCGTCGGCGTCTGCTCGTCGCCGTGCCTCACCTGCGAGACGGTGCAGCTCTGCGACGTCACGCCAGGCCCCGGCGAATGGGCCACGGTGCAGGGGCAGGCCACGCCCGAGACGCTCGCGAACGGCGTCACGGTCACCTGGACGCGGAACATCCCCGCCGGCGGCGTCTACCCCGACACCAACATGCGGAGCTGGCTGCCGACCGCCGCGTCTCTCACGTCGACGCTGTCCACCTCGAAGCCTGCTCAAATCCGTATCGGCGTCAGCCTCGCCCACGACCAGACGCTGACCCTGCCGCCCGGCGCGGAAGTGCTGTCGCTGTCCTCGCACCACACCTACGCCCCGGCGACGAGGATCCTCACCGCTGACGCGACGTCGACCATGTCCGGCGACACCTCGGGAGGGGCGAACGCAGGCGACTACATCACGTACATCTACCTGCCGCGCGTCGCGAACAGCGTCGACTTCACAGCGTCTGTCACAGGCGGAGCCATCGGCTTCGACAACATCGAGGCCGCCCCCGCGCAGCCGTACCCGTTCCTGCGCACCGTCTGCCGCGGCTGCGACGGCACGGTCACCTCCACCACGGACACCGAGCTCGACGGCACCACGGCGTACACCGTGCTCGGCACGGCCAGCACTTGCGAACCGACCGACTGCCAGCACTGCGAAACGCTGCTGCTGTGCGACGACGGCGCCGACACCGAGGCCACGATCACCGGTGCCGCCGCTTCCGGAAGCCTGTCGAACGGCGTGACCTGGACGGCGACGAACACCGCCGGGACTCAGGCGATGCCGCCCGCCTACAACAACAGCGACGGATCATGGTGGGGGCTGCACATCTTCCCCAACCCTTCTGTTGCCCCCACGAAGTGGACGTTCTCGCGACCGTCTGTCGTGGAGTTCTCGGTCTATCTCCACTTCAACGCGGTCAACTCGTCTCTCAACACGGCTCAGCTCCCCGCCGGGCTGGACGTCGTGCACCTGCCGACCGGCTATTCCTACGACGCGTCAACCGGTGTGCTGACTCGCACGTCGGACACCACCCCGGCCGAGCCCTGCTCGTATGTGACTGACCCGCAGGTGGAGACGAGCGCCCGCTTCCGTACCGCGAGCGCGGTCACGCAGTTCACGACGGCGCCGCCGCCCAACAGCCGTATCGCCCTGTGCGGGCGGTTCTTCGACTACTGGGTCGGCGCCGTCAGCGCGACCCCCAGCGGGCAGTTCCTGCGCACCATCTGCCGCGACTGCGACGGCGCGGTCACTCGCACCACAGACACCGCCCTGGACGGCGTCACTCCTTACACCCTCATCGGGGCTGTCCGCCAGTGCGCGGACTCCGGGGCGTCCCAGCCGCAATACGACATCGAACCTCTGCTGCTGTGCGACACCGCCGCCGACGGCACCGTGACCGAGTTCCTGCGGCACTACGTCTACGACGCCGCGACCGGCGCCCTGACCGACCACCGCGACACCACGCTCGACGGACAAACCGCGTACGCCCCGACGGGCGCCGTGGGACAGTGCCAGCCCGCGGAATGCGAGCTCACCCCGATCTGCGTCCGCCCCTCCGGGCGGGTGGAGTTCCTGAGCAATCCGGGCGCGGCCACCAGCGGAGTCGACGCCGATTGGACATGGGGGCAGAGCCTCGCCGGTCCCTGGTTCCCGACCTATCGGGTCGGCGTATACCCCGGCTGGACGACCGTCGACCCGGGCACCGCGGAGGGCACGGCGCACTGGATCGCGCCGCACCCGGACAGTCAGCTCGCGAACACGGGCCTGCCGGGCGAGGGTCCGGCGATCACCGCAGGCACGCCCGACTGGTACGGGCGCGCCTCGTTCCAACTGCCGTCGTTCGCCGACCCGGCCACCATCCGTATCTCGGCGACCGCGCTGAACGCTGACCAAGTCGCCGTGGAGTGGCGGCTGAACGGGGGAGCTTGGCAGACCGTCAACAGCAACCACACCGCACCGCCCTACACTCTCGCGCCGACGGCGGTTCCCGGGGCACAGGCGGGCGTCAACGAAATCGTCGTCCACGTCCGGGAGACGGTGTTCCCGACGGGCGCGGCGGGGATCCTCCTGCACGTCATTGCCGAGTATGACGTCGACGCCTCCGCATACCTTGAGTGGACACAGGTCGTCTGCACCGACGGCGAGATGTACTACCTCGACGACCTCGGCGTACGACAGGACGCCCTCCCCGACGGGGCGACGGTCGTTCCGTGCCCGGGCGCCAATGAGTCGTGCACGAAGCAAGTGATCGAGCGGTGCGGCTGCGACGACACCGACGGCGACGGCACCGGTGACGTCACGTACACCGAGCTGTGGGCCGTCGACCCGTGCGACGGCGCCGCCCCGACCCTGCTGGGCACCTACCTCGACGGAGACCTCACCCAGCCCTACGCGCCGGTCGCGCCCGTGGAATGCACTGCGGCGGATGCGCTTCCGGGTCCTGTGCTGACCGGCGTTCGCAACGTCACGGGGATCGCCAACCAGCAACTCGCCGCCGAGTTCTCCGGCTTGCAGAGCGTCACCCTGACGGTTCTCTCGGGCTTCGTCGCCGTGACGATGTCGAGCGGAGCGAACGTGACGATCCCGGCCGGCGTGACGATGACGTGGTCCGTCGCCAAGGACGACGACACAACGCTTGATCACGCCACGTTCGTCGGCACGACGGCCGCCGCGAACTACCTGCTCAACTGGACCTACCGGTAAGGAGAGGCGCGCCATGAGCGACGAGACCATCGAGGCCGCGGAGCCGGTCCGAAACCCTCGCTACTTTGCGAAGGACGGTGAGGGCGTTCAGGTCGTCTACAACCTGCGAGACGACTCCCCGTATGCCGAGCTGGGCTACGAGGAAGTCGACGAAGCCGCCTACCTGGCGAGCCTGCCCGACCTCGCGGCCGACCCGCTCCCCGCCCCAACCGGCGGTGAGTGATGGCCGGTAACTGCTGCGGCAGCGTCCGCACTGTGCCGCGCCTCGATCCGGCCGGCTGCAACGCCCTCGAACAGTCGGCGGCCGGGCTGCTCGTGCCGCGCACCGAAGTGGCGGGCATCGCGCCCGGAACGGCGGTCGGTACGTCGCGTTCCGTCGACGTGGACGTGACGGCGCCCGCCGCGGCGGCCTGCCCGGCGACGTGGACGGTCGGCGCCCGCCTCACGCCCGTATCCGGGCAGACCTCGGGCGCCGTGAGCCTCGACGCTGCTGCCGCCAACGTGTGGGTGCCCGTCACGGGCGCGCAGTTGGTGCTTCCGGAAGCCGGGGTCTATGAGCTGATCGCGGACGTGCAGGGGTCCATCGCGTGGGGGGCCGGCGTCACGAACGCGATCATCGACGCAAGGCTTTTCGACGTCACCGCCGGCGCCGCAATACCGCTGTCCGCTCGGCGCATCATCCTGTTCACCGACCAGAACGCCACGGGCACGAACGGCATACAGGCCGACGCGTCGGCGGCGGCGCTGTATCAGGTGGCCGGGCCGACCACGATCCGAGTTGAAGGGTCCTGGCGTACCGACTCCGGAGTCACCTCGCAGAAAGTCGTCTGGGCCAACAACTTCCGCTTCAAGAAGGTGAGCGACTGATGGCCGGAGCGTGCGGGCGGACGTACCGCATCGACCCCAAGCTCGATCCGGCGGCGTGCAACGCTCTGACGGAGACCGCGAGTGGCCTGCTTGTGCCGCGTACACAGGTCACGGGCATCGCTCCGGGAACGGCGGTGGGCACCGAGCGGTCCGTCGACGTGGACGTGACACCTCCGGCCGCCGGGGCGTGCCCGGAGACCTGGACGGTCGGGGCCCGGTTGACGCCTGTCTTCGGGTCCCGTGTCGCTGGTACGGCGGATCTGCGGACGTCGGCGATCGGGCAGCAGGTTGTCTTGCCGAACTCCCAGGTGCTGCTCCCCGAGCCGGGCGTGTACCGGCTCACCGCGCACCTCTTCGCCCTCGCGACCTGGAATTTCAACGGCCGTCACATCGCCTCCATTACGGCTCTGTGGTTCAACACCACGACGAATCAGTTCGTCACCGGCAGCCCGCGATGGGTGCTCCTTCACGACGAGCCCGGCACGGTGAACCCGGAGACCGGCCTCAAGAGCATCGGCGGCAACGCGATATGCGAGGGGTTCGTCACCATCACCGCTCCGACGACATTCGAGATCCGAGGACTGCGCGCGACCGCCGACGGGGGAACACAGGCCAACGCCAACCTTCAGCACTACCTGGCCAGCGGCATCCCCCAGCAGGGAATCATGTGGCAGAAGGTCAGCGACTGATGACCGGAACGGCAGCCAGCATCCGATCCCGACCTGATCCGGCCCCGTGCAACGCGCTGGCCGAGACGGCATCCGGGCTGCTCGTGCCCGAGGTGCTGATCGGAGTGAACCCGGGCCTGACCGTCACACCTCCCGTCGACGGCGACTGCCCGCAAACCTGGCGGATCGGCGTCGACTCGGCATGGGCGCAGACCGCACCGACCGATTTTCTCCATTCGCTCACCGGAGCAAGCCGCGCGTGGGAAGTCGTCACCGAGCTGCCGACGCTGGTCATCCCGCGCGCTGGGGTGTGGGAGGTCACTTACCAGGTGCGCGGCGTCGCGCAACTTCCGGCGCCAGGAGCGGCGGCCATCGACACGGGTGTTGTCGCGAGCCTGTACAAAAACGGGGCGCTCGTCCCAGGCACCGAAGCCCTGGTGATCTACCACAACGAAGCCGCGCTCGATCAGGGCAAGCAGATCCAGGCGTCGGCCTGCCGCCAGGGCATGCACGCGTTCGTCGCCGGGGACACCGTGCGACTCGGGGCGTGTCGCCTCGGAACGAGCGGAACCGCTGCGGTGGTCAGCAACGGCGACGGACGCGTCAGCATCACGGCCCACTGGGTCGCTCCGGAAGGAGACACCCCGGCATGACCGGAACGGCAGCCAGTATCAGCATCCGCGGCAACGGCTTCGCCGTACTGCCGGCAGGCGTCGACCTCATGCCGGCCGCCTCCGGAGCATGGGTCGACCTCGGGCTCTCGCTCGCACTTCCCGCGCCCGGCACCTACCACCTCGACGCGGTGGTCCGGGGCAACATCGGCCGAATGTCCACGGGGGAGAACGCGTTCATCGGCGCCCGCCTGTGGGACGTCACTGCGGGCGCCGTCGTGCCCTTCAGTGAGGCCATCGTCGTGCAGATCGCCGAGTTCGCCGGGGGCGCCGCGACCGCGTTGCAGTGGAACGACTCCGCTGCGATCAGCGTTCCCTACGCGGTCACGTCCCCGAGGACGATCCGGCTCGAAGCCTCTCGGACCGATATTTCCGGGACCACCGAGGTTGCCGGTATCGGTTCCGGCGCGCTCCAGCAAACAACCCTGCGGTACGCGCGCGTCGCGTGACCCCCGATCTCCCTGGGAGGCCCTTATGTCCGGCACGAGCGGCAGCGTCGCGGCCAGCAGGCCCGACGTCGAGTACGAGATCCTCTGCGACTCGAACGGCGCGTTCCTGCGCCGCTACGTCCTCGACGACACTGGCGCCCTGGCCCACGTGGACACGAACCTCGACGGCGCCGCGTACGTGCCCGTCGGGACCGTACGGCGCTGCGAGGCACCTGTAGCCCCGCCGAACCCTGTCCTCGACGGCACGATCCAGCGGCAGACCACCGCGGGCGCGATCACCATCCCGGCCGGGGCCCGCTCGATCACGCTCCTCGTCTACGCCGGCACCCCCACCGTCGCGATCGGCGGCGGCGCGCCGGTCGCGGTCGCGGCCGGGACCTCGCTCACGTGGGGCGTCGATCGAGGCGGCGACGCCGGCGAGAGCCTGCAAGACGCCTACGTATTCACCGGCGTCGCGGGCAGTGACTTCCTCGTCTCGTCGACCCGCGAGATCTGATGAGCACGGCCGGGGACTACGAGGCGCCGCAGCGACGGCAGGAACGCGCGACTGCCGTCACGGACGCCAACGGCTCGGCCGTCTTCAACTGGCCCGCCGGGGCGTTCCCGGGCCCGCCGGTCGTCGCGCTCGCCATCGAGGCGGGGGCGGGATTCCGCTCCGCGCGGATCTCGGCGAACACCGCGACGTCGACGACGGTCAACGTGCTTCAGGCAGCCGGCGTGACCGTCCTCGGTATCGGCGTCCTCGCCTCGGGTACGCCCGCGGCGGGGGTCACCGTGCACGCGACGGCGACGGCCCCTTAGCGCTGATCGTCGACAGATAAACTCAACGTTGAGCCGCTGGTTTTGGGCCGGGCCCTCTGATCCTTCAGGAGGGTGCGGCCGTGTCCTGTCCGCTCATTGCCAACGCCGACGTCATGCGCGTCACGCGCCTCGACCAGTGCGGGAATCCAGTCGCCGGTCTCAACGGATTCGTCTTCGACTGCTTCGCCAGCCTGGCGATGAACAACAACTCCGACGACGGCGACGACATCGAGTACAAGGCGGCCAACGGCCGCGTGTGCGGCTACAAGAAGGGCTGTCCGACGTTCCGGGGATTCGATCTTGAACTGAACGTGTTCTCGGTCTCCCCGGAGCTGATCGAGATCCTCACCGGTAACCCCGTCTACCTGGGGTTCGACGGGAAGCCGATCGGCTTCGACACCTGCTCCGTCAAGTGTGACTCGGGCTTCGCGCTGGAGCTGTGGGCCGAGGTCCTCGGCAACGAGTGCGAGGAAGGCGCCGAAGGGCAGTGGATCTACTTCCTTCTGCCGTGGGTCAGTAACGGCCTGCTCGGCGACCTGGAGATCGGCAGCGAAGCCGTCACGCTCCAGATCACCGGCTCGACCAAGGCGGGCGGTTCGTGGGGCGTCGGCCCCTACGACGTGCAGCCGGCCGACGCCGCGGGCACCCCGGGCCCGATGCTGACCCCGCTCGACGCGTCCTGCCACCGCCGGACGTTCATCACCACCACGCCGCCGCCGGTCCCGTCGTGTGACTACGCGACCGTCCCGGCCACGCCGTGACCCGGTGGGCTTCCTGAGCGGCCACAGGGCAGCCGCGCGGCCCGAGCGCCGCGCGGCTGCCCCGTTCCCACCCCACGTCGACGAGAGGGCCTGAGATGGCGCTGCAAACGCCGCTGTGCGAGCCGTGGCCGTTCGACGACTCATGCTGCTCGGCGGCCGAAGGCGTCGACGCGGCGGTCCTGGACCGTTGGCGCCGCGTCGCGACGACGATCCTGTTCAACCTGTCCGGCCGGCGGTGGGGTCCGTCATGCCCGTACACCGTGCGCCCCTGCCGTCGCCGCTGCCTCGACGAACTGCCGCTCGCGGCGTCTACGTCGTACGGCTCGCCGTGGATCCCGTACATCGGCAGCGACGGGGCGTGGCGCAACGCGAGCGTGTGCGGCTGCCGTTCCGACTGCTCGTGCACCGAGCTCTGCGAAGTCCGCCTCGAAGGGCCGGTGTACGACGTGCTCGGCGTCGAAGTCGACGGCGTCACCCTGCCCGCGACGGCGTACCGCGTCGACGACGCCGGGATGCTCGTGCGGACCGACGGCGGCTGCTGGCCCGACTGCCAGGACATGGCCGCGCCGCTCGGGCAGCCCGGCACGTTCGCCGTTCACTACCGGATCGGGCTGCACCTCGACGACGCCGCGATCGCCGCGTACAGCGAACTCGTCTGCCACTTCCTCAAGGGCTGCGGCGGCTCCGGGTCGTGCGGCTGCAAAATGCCGGCGAACGTCACGCGGCTGAGCCGGCAGGGCGTCGACCAGGAGTTCAGCGACCCGACGCTCATCTACTCCGAGATGCGCACCGGCCTGCCGCTCGTCGACCTGTGGCTGACGACCGTCAACCCCTACCGCCAGACGTCGCCGAGCCGCGTCTACTCACCCGACTTCCGGCGCCCACGGGCGCAGACCTGGCCATAAGGAGGCCCCGCCGTGGCGCTTCGCGCGATGGCCGTTCACGACATGGCTCAGGCCGTCCTCGCCTGTGTGTGCGCGGCGTTGGAGGAGACGGCATCCGAGGTCGACGGACAGCCCGGCTGTCCACCCTGCCGGTCCTGTGTCGTGCCGGGCACGCCCGCATGGGATAGTTGCGCCGACCCCTGCTCGGGCGAAGCCGGCGGGCAGCTCACGGTGAACGTGGCCCGGCTGTACCCGTCGAGCGAGTTCCCGACACAGTCCAACGACGTGCAGGGCATCCGCAACTGCGGGCCGCCGGCGACCGCCGTCGAACTGGTCGTCACCCTGCTGCGGTGCGTGCCGACTGCCGACGGGAACGGTTGCCCGCCGTCCTGCGACGAGCAGGCCGCCGCGGCGCAGGTCGTGCACGTCGACGCCGTCACCATCATGAACGCCCTGTACTGCTGCCTGCCGAGCATCGGACCGGCCCGGCGTGGCCCGAAGTTCGTCGTCGGCGCGCAACGGATCATCGGGCCCGAGGGCGGCTGTGTCGGCGTCGAGCAGCGCGTCACGATCGCGCTGCCTGGCTGCTCGTGCCCCGAGGAAGGAGTCAACCCGTGAGTGTCGAGGTCAGGATCGACCCGAGCGTGATCGCGCGCCTGCTGCGGCGCCGCGGCGGACCGGTCGAGCGGAAGCTACGGCAGCGGACCGAGCGCGTCGCGGACATCGCGGAGGCCGAGGCGCCCGGCAGCATGGGCGATTACGTGTCGTGGGACGTCACCGAGGGGCCGCGCGGTCTTCAGGGCGTCATCGTCTGCGACCACCCGGCCGTCAGGTTCGTCCTCGACGGGACGCGGCCGCACATCATCCGGCCGCGCCGTTCGCGGTCGGCCAGGAACCCGCGGCGAGCGGCGATGCTGCGCTTCGAGACCGGCGGCCGCGTCGTCTTCGCCAAGCAGGTTCGCCACCCCGGCACCCGGGCGAACAACTTCCTGGCGCGCGCCCTGCGGCTTGGGCGCTAACCTGCCGATGTCAGCCCTGATCGGCTGCGTCTACTGCTCGGGTGGCGGCCTGGCGGCGTTCCTTCGGCCAGCGCTCGAAGATCTCGTATGCGACGGGGTCGCCGAGGTCGGACGCCTTGCAGATCTCTGCATCGCTCGCGTCGGCGTAAGCGCCCGAGTTCAGCGTCTCGATTTCTTCCTCGTCCAGCCCGTCGTCTGGCTGTTCCTGCTGCCATTGCCTCATGTCACCGCATGTTGGCACACGCGGATACCCTTCCTCATGCGCCGCTGGTTGTGGGCCGGGCGAGGAGCGGGAGACAGGGAAGACCTGTGCGTAAATCCTTTGCCCTGAACACACAGCCACACGTCGCCGAGATCGGCGACATCGAGCTCGAATTTCAGCCCGAGGTCATGGGCGACGAGTTCATGGACGCCTACGCCGAGATGCGTGACGCGCAGCAGTCGAAGGGCGTCGACCTGGACAACCTGAGCGAGGCGGACCCGTCGGTCGTCCGCGGTACGGTTCGCGCGCTGCGCGTGTTCCTCGCCCGGCAGATGCTGCCCGAGTCAGCGGCGAAGTTCCTCCGTGTGAACGTCGTCGACTCGTCCGGCGAGGTGCTCGCCTCGTACGACGACCTCGCCGAGGCCGAGGCCTGTGCCGCCGAGCGGCCGGGCCGGCGCGTCGTCGACGACCTGCGTTTCCCGACGCGGGTGATCGTCGAGCTCCTCGAATGGGTCGTCGAGCTCTACGGGGGAGGTGGCGACCGCCCTACTACGTCGTCTTCCGCCTCTGCGACAGCATCACGGCCGGCTGGGACTCGTGGGACGGGAGCCTCGCCCTCCAAGGCGTCGACCCGCACGCGTGGACGCTAAGGCGCATGCTGAACGCCGCCGAATCCGCGATGGACGCGGCGGCGGAAGACGACGCCGAGAGGCAGCGCAACCGGACGACGCTGTACGCGCCGCCGCGCTCTGCTCGTAGGCAGGCGACGAGCGGGGCACGGCCGCGACCGGCCGGTCCACGGATGGACCTGAACGCGGCGCGAGCGCTCATGTCCCAGGTCGCGAGCGAAGATGCGCGGCTCACGAGCCGGCGCAGCGGATAATCTGGAGATCACGGCAGCGCCCCGGCGCTGCTGCTCGCCGACTGGTTATGGGCCGGGCACCGTTCACGAATTCGTGAGGGTGCCCGGTGACCACCCCGGCCGGCGACAGCGAGGACTACGGGTCCGCTCGGATCACGATCACGCTCGACGACACGGGCGTCATCGCGGATGCGCGGCTGCTGGGCGCCAGGATCCGGGCCGCGCTCGACCGGGCGACCATCGGTATCGGTGCTCGGATCCGCGGCAACATCGAACGTGGTCTTCGCGACGTCAGTGTCTCGGTACAGGTCAACCCGGACCTGAGCCGGTTCGACGCGCAGCTCCTCAACGGCCTTCGCGGTATCGACACGCTGAACATCCCGGTAGCGCCGAACCTGGATCAGTTCATGACGCGGCTGCGTGCCGCGCTCGCCGACCAAGAAGTCTCGATCCGGGTCGTTCCCGACCTCGACACCTTCGACGCCCGCATACGGGCACACAGGCCGCCCGACGTCACGGTCAATACGAACGTCGACTCGGACCGGTTCACGCGGGCCCTGGCCGGTCTCGGGCGCATCGCGGGGAGCGTCGGCGGCATCCTCGCGAAGGGTCTCGCCTTCGGCGCGATCGGTATTGCCGCGGCGGGCGCCGCACAGGGCGTCATCGCCTTGACGGCGGCCCTGGCCCCGGCGGTCGGCATCATCGCGGCGGGCCCGGCGGTCATCCTCGGGTATCAGGCGGCGCTCGGCACTCTGAAGTTGGCGCTCGACGGGGTCGCGGATTCGTTCTCTGCCGCGCTCACGGGCGACGCCGAGGCATTCCAGAAGACCCTTGAGAAGCTCAGCCCGGCGGCGCAGGCGGCGGCCCTCGAAGTCCGCGCCCTGAAGCCCGCGTTCGACGACCTCAAGACGTCCGTGCAAGACGCCTTCTTCGAGCAGATCACCGGGCAGATCACGAAGACGGCGCAAGCCCTACAGGGGCCCTTGCAGTCGGGGCTGACCCGGATCGCCGCCGCGTGGGGCGACGCCGCGAAGGGCGTGCTCGGCTACATACAGGGCACGCAGGGCGTGTCCAACGTGCGGGCCATCCTCGACGCGACCGGGCTCAGCGTCGAGGGCCTGTCGCAGACCACGAACAAGCTGACCGCGGGCATCCTTCAAGTCGCCGCGGCGGTGTCGAAGGCGTTCGGCGCCGAGCTGGCCGGCGGCATCGCGAACGCCGGTCAGCGATTCGGAGAGTTCCTCCAGCAGGCCGCCCAGGGCGGCGACGCCGTGCGCTGGGTGGACCAGGCGCTCACGGTGTTCGCTCAGCTCGGCGACATCCTCGGCAACCTTAGAACGGCGTTCAGCGGCATCGCGAACGCGGCGGCCGGCGCGGGTGCCGGCGTGCTGGGCACGATCCAGCAAGTCACGCAACAGCTCTCCGACTTCGTCAACAGCACGCAGGGCCAGACGGCGATCGGGAACCTCTTCGCCACCGTGGCGACGATCGGGGCACAGCTCCGCCCCATCCTCGCCGCGCTCGTGACGCAACTCGGCGCCATCGCGCCCGCCTTGGCCCCCGTCTTCACCGCGCTCGGCCCTGCCGTCGTGGGCCTGGTCAACGCGCTCGGGCCCGCCCTGGCGGCGATCGCGCCGAGCCTCCAGACCGTCGCCGTCGCCCTCGCTGACGCCTTCGGAGCCATCGGCCCGAGCCTGGGCCCGCTCGGGCAGGCGATCGCCCAGGTCGTCACTGGCCTCGCCCCACTGCTGCCACTCGCCGGTCAACTCGTGTCCGTCCTCGCGCAGGCGCTCGCCCCCGTTCTGTCCGCCCTCGCACAAGCGTTCGCTCCAATCATTTCGGCGCTTGTGTCCGCATTGATGCCGATTCTTCCGCCCCTGGCGGACGCGTTCACCACGCTCGTCACCGCGCTGACTCCGCTCGTGACCGGCGTCGGCCAAGCCGTCGCCGACCTGTTCACCCAGCTCGCGCCCGCGCTGCCCCCGATCGCCGACGCGATCGGCCAGGTCGTCGACGCGGTCGTACCCCTGATCACACAGCTCACAGGCGCGCTCCTGCCGCTGCTGCCGACCCTGACGGGCGCTCTGCTCGCCGTCTTCAACGCGGTCCTGCCGCTCGTCCAGCCGGTCGCCGACCTCGCGACGGCGCTCTCCCCACTCGTCGGCATGGTCCTGTCGCTGATCACGCCGCTCCTGCAAGCCCAAGTCGGCTTTGAGAGCTGGCTCGTCCTGAACGCCGTCGTACCGATCATCACGCGCATCGTCAGCGCGCTGACCGGCCTCGTCCAGGGCATCACGTCCGTCGTCACGTTCATCACCGCCCTGCCCGCCACGGTGAGCGCCGCCTTCACCTCGCTCGTTGCCTCCGTCAGCGGCGCCGCGTCCGGCATCGGCTCGTTCTTCTCCAGCCTCGGGACAACGATCGGCGCGTTCTTCACGACGACGCTCCCCAACCTGGTGGTAACTGGGTTCAACGCCGTCGTCACCTTCCTGTCGGCGCTCCCCGCGCAGATCGGCGCACTGATCTCGACAGGCTTCAGCGCCGTCGTCACGTTCTTCACGACCCTGCCGGGCCTGATACTCGCCGGCTTGCAAGCGCTGCCGTCCCTGATCGGCACGGTGATCGGAACCCTGATCGGCCTCGTGCTTTTCCCGTTCGTGCGGCTGCCGGTCCTGATCGGCCAGGCCCTCGTGTCGCTCGGGTCGACCATCGCCGGCGCGTTCACCTCCGCCTGGGCGGCAGCGACGACCGCCGTCTCGTCCGGTATCTCGGCCACGCTGTCGTTCTTCCAGCAGCTACCAGGCCGGATCGGCGGTGCGCTCGCGGCGCTCGGGTCCACGATCGCGGGGCGGTTCACTTCGGCGTGGGCGTCCGCCCGGGCGGCCACCTCGGCGGGAATCTCGTCCGTGGTCAGCTTCGTCTCGCAGTTGCCGGGGCGAGCGGCGTCGGCGCTGTCGGCGCTCGGGGGCCGACTCGCGTCGGTGTTCCGTTCGGCGGGCTCGGCCATGCTGAGCGCCGCGCGTTCCGCAGGCTCGCAGGTGACCTCGTTCTTCACTGGTCTGCCAGGCAGAATCCGCGGCGCGTTGTCGGGTGCCTCGTCCGCCCTGGCGGGCGTCGGCCGCGACCTGGTGCGTGGCCTGATCAGCGGCGTGCGGGCGATGGCCGGGCAGGTCGCGTCGGCGGCGAAGGAAGTCGTGTCGTCGGCGATCAGCGCGGCGAAGAACGTCCTGAAGATCGGCTCGCCGTCGAAGGTGTTCATCGCGATCGGCCGCGACACAGGCAAGGGCTTCGTCATCGGCCTGACCGGCAGCGCGGCGGAGATCAAGCAGACCACCGACAAGATCGCGGCGGACATCCGCGACGCCTTCAAGGGCAAGAAGACGAAACTCGACGACACGCTGCTGAAGCTCGTCGCCGACGGCAACAAACGGCTGACGTCGCTCGCGAATCAGCGCGACGCGATCGCGAAGCGAATCGCCGACGCGCAGACGTTCGCCACGAACACGGCCGCCTCCGCCCTCCAGGGGTTCTCGCTTCAGAACCTCACCCAGGGCGGCGTGAACCTGTTCAACATCACCGAGGGCCTCGACAGCGCCGTCTCGCAGGTGAAGAACTTCACGAAGCAGATCGACAGCCTGTCGAAGCGCGGCCTGCGCAAGGACCTGCTCCAGCAGATCATCGGGCTCGGGCCGCAGCAGGGGGCGCAGCTCGCGACGTTCTTCTCCGACCAGTCGGCGAGCACGCTGAAGCGGATCAACAGCCTTCAGTCGCAGCTCGTGTCGGCGACGAACACGCTCGGCAAGAACGCCGCCGACGACCTGTTCGACGCGGGCAAGCAGGCATCGCGCGGCTTCCTCGCCGGCCTCAAGGCGCAGGAAAAGGACATCGACGACCTGATGCTGAAGATCGCCAAGTCCATGCAGACCGCGATCCGTAAGGCCCTCGGGATCAAGTCGCCGTCGGTCGTGTTCCGCCGGATCGGCGACCAGACGGGGCAGGGCTTGCAGCTAGGTCTCCTCGACCGGCTTGGCGCGTTGCAGGAGTCGACGCGGCAGGCGGCGCGGGTGGTCGCGCTCGCCGCGACGAAGCCGCTCGCCGGTCTCGGCGCGCAGATCGCCGGACCCGTGGTGACGCCGACGCTCGCGGCCGGCTCGGGCACGGTCCCGCTGACCCGGTCGAGCCGCGCGCGAGCCTCCGACGCGTCGAGCGTCGCCGACCTGATCCGCGGCGCCCGCCGGTCGCCCACGAGCAGCGGGGCGGCCGTCACGAACAACTGGAACATCCAGGCCGCGGAGGACCCCGAGAAGACCGCCCGGATCGTCCTGCGGCGGCTGGCACAGGCGAGGCTCGCGTGACCGGCGCCGAGCAGCACGAGCGTGAGGAGCGTCGACCTTGTTGACGGACTACATCAGCGTCGGCGGCGTGGAGATCACGAACACGGCTCGGCTGCGCGAGTACCTGCGGACCGTGGGGTCGCCGCTCGACAGCGGGTCGGACATTTGCGCCTGCGACACGTTCACGGCCGAGGTCCTCGGCGACGAGCCGTACACCACTCCGGACGACGCCGCGTCGCCTGCGCCGTGGTACGACCCGAGCGACCCGGCGTCGGCGGAGTTCGCCGGGTTCCTCGTCCTCGGCGTCGAGGGCGTCGACGACTTCCCCGTGAAGCGGTCGGTGACGGCGTCAGTCACGGGCGGCGGCTCGCTCGGGCCGGCGCGCGTGCAGCCGCGGGACATCGTCGTGACGGGGATCCTGCTCGGCGCGACGTGCTGCGGCGTCGAGTTCGGGCTTCGCTACCTGGCGGCGGCCCTCCAGGGCTGCACGGGCTCGCAGTGCGGCGGCGACTGCGTCACCATGTACGACTGCTGTCCGGGCCAGGACATGACGGCCGACGAGTTCAACGCCGCGCACCGTCGCAGCTACCGGCGGGTCGCGCTCACCGACGGGCCGAAGGTGACCGGCCGGGCCGGGACGGGTACCTGCGGCGGCGGTGCCTGCTCGCTCGGCGCCGACGTCATCACCGTCGAGTTCACCCTGACCGCCGCGACTCCGTGGGCGTACACGGACGAGGTGCCGCTCCTCGAAGTCGGCGTGCCGACCGATGACGACGCCGAGTGCATCGAGTGGTGCATCCACGCTCCCGGCGTGCCGTGCGCGGACTGCCGTCTCGTGGAGTGCGTCGACAGTCAGGACGCGTGCGCCGACCCGAGCTGCCTGCCGCCCGCCCCGCCGGTTCCGACGGCGCCCGAGACCTGCTTCTGCGAAGCGCTCGCCACGAACCAGGAGTGTTACGCGATCGACCTGTCGAACCGGTCCGGGTGGATCGACGACGTGCCGATCATCAACGTCTTCGCGGGCAGTGAGGACCTGCGGCGGCTGACGATCAGCCTGTATCAGCGCACGGAGGCCGACGAGAACCTGACGTGTGCCGAGCTCGCCGACCGGAAGCGGTGCGAGCCCTACGCGCGGTGGGAGATCGGGTTCATTCCGGCCGGCGGGGAACTGCTGCTCGACGGGCAGACGAGCCGGGCGACGCTGGACTGCAATCGGCAGTGCTCGACGGCGACGAGCGTCTACGGCAACGGCGGGGCGCCGCCGACGTGGCCCGTGCTGAACTGCGCCGAGTTCTGCCTGTGCATCGAGTCCGATGCGTTCGTGCCGCCCGCGGCTGACGCGACGGTGTCCTTCGCCGTGTCCGGGCGGGCTTCCTGATGGCCGGGCTGAGCGGGCTCGGGTGCGCGGCGGAGTATCACGCGGTCGTCGCGGACCGCGACGGCGCGATCGTGTCGAACCTCGTCACCGTGACCGAGGTCGAGTTCACGCGCGTGCTGAACGACGCGTCGACGGGCCGCGTCGTCGTCGTCCCGGACCTGGACTGCTGCGAGACGCTCGGCGACGTCCGGTCGTGGCGCAATTGGCTGCACATCTACCGGAACGGCGACTACGTGTGGGGCGGGCCGATCCTGACGGCGGAGTGGAGCCTCGGCGGGTTCGAGATCAACGCCGCGGACATCATCGCGATCCTCAACCGGCGCACGCCGCACGAGTCGCGGGCGTTCACGAGCACCGACCTGACGGACATCGCGACGTGGCTGATCGAGGACGGCTTCCTGCCCGACGACCCCGGGCACACGGTGAACGTCCTCGCGAAATCGGGGGTGTCCGGGGCGCGCGAATACACGCTGGACATCGGGCAGACCGGCGACCACCTGAAAGACCTCGCGGACACGGGCCTCGACTTCACCGCCGTCGGCAACTCAATCCTGCTGCTGCCGGACGACTGGAGTGCGAGCGTGGGCCTGCTGACCGACGCCGACTTGCCCGAGGGGCTGAGCGTCGCCGAAGACGGGACGGCGCTCGCCACGCGGTGGGTGGTGTACGGCAGCGACGGCAGCGGCGTGAAGGGCGTCGCCGGCGGCGTCCACCCGTACTACGGGCTGATCGAGCGGAGCATCCAAGACACCTCGATCATGGACAACGAATCGGCGGCCGCCGCCGCGCAGTCGCGGCTGAACGCCTCGCTGCCCGTGCCGGTCTACATCGACACGCAAGAGGTCACCCTGTCCTCGGACGCGGGCCTCGACGTCGCGCGGGCGGTGCCTGGTTGGTGCGTCGACTTCGCGACGACGACGACCTGCCGCGACGTGTCGCAGCGCATGAAGATCACCGGCTTGCACGTGACGGCCGACGGGACCGGCGAGTCGGTGAAGGTCCAGCTCGGGCCTGTGAGCGCTGAAGGAGACGTGTGATGGCGTACAGGGGACCGGCGTCGCGGCGCCTGCCGGACAACCCGCTCGGCGGCGTGCTGCGCGACCTGGAGCGCACCGGCCGCAAGGGCGGCCCGCAAGGACCCCAAGGCAAGGTGGGACCGCAAGGGGAGCCGGGACCGCCTGGCGAGCAGGGGCCGCGCGGCGAGCGCGGCGCACCGCCTGCCGCGGCGGTCGTCGTGACCGGCGCCGACGGCCGCGCCCTGTGGACCTTCGAGACGCCGTTCACCGCGCCACCCGTCATGAGCGCACTCGCCGTCGACCCCAACCCGGCCGACGACCGCACGGTGACGGCGGCACTGGAGGCCGTGTCGGCGACGAGCGTGACGGTCCGCGTGTGGGCGACACAGCCCCTCCTGGGGCTCGGCGTGCTGCCGCTCGTCCCTGCCGCGGCGGGCGTTCAGGTGCACCTCACGGCGAGCGGGGAGCCGGCTGCCGTCCCGAAACCGCCTGGTGCCCTCGCTGCGGGCCTGTGAGGCGCACAGACGTCCGCCGTAAGCTGATCGTCGCCGCTGGTTGTGGGCCGGGCACGTGCGACTCCCCGAGGGGCTTCGATGGCGCGCGCCTGTGCATGCGAAACCTATTTCACCGTCAACCCGGCCTCTGGTGAGCTGTGCCTGAAGCCGGGCACGCAGGGCCTGCGGCAGACCCTGTCGTTTCCGGCGGGCACGTTCACGTTCAACAAGGCCAACTATCCGTGGCTCGCGCGGGTCGAGGTCGAGGTCCAGGGCGCCGGCGGCGGCTCGGCCGGCGCGAACGCCGACACGGGCGAGGCGGTCGCCAGGCCGGGCGGCACGGGCGGCGGCTACTCGAAGTCGCTGATCGAGGTCGCTGACCTCCCCGCGTCCGTGCCGATCAAGGTCGGTGCAGGTGGAACCGCGGGCACGTCGGCCACCGACGGCGGTGACGGCGAAGCGTCCTCCTTCGGCAGCCTCGTCACCGCCCCGGGCGGGAGCGGCGGCACCAACAACATGCCGTCAGGAACGACGCCGAGCACCTCTCAGGGCATCGCGGGCCCGTTCGCCGGAACCGGTGACTTCGCGCTCGGCGGCGGCGCCTCCGGGTCGGCGATCCGCCTGTCTGGGACCGCCGCCATGGCGGGCTTCGGCGGCGACTCGTTCCTCGGCACTGGTGGCCTGGGCCGGTCAGCGCAGGGCAATGGGCTCGGGCCGCGCGGCTTTGGTGGAGGAGCGGGCGGCGCCGTCTCCTTCGGAGGGGCCGTCGACGGCGGAGCGGGCGCTGACGGCCGCGTGCTCGTGCACCTCTACGGCTGACCTGCCGCTAATCGCCGCGTCTTAGACTGAGCGGTAGCCGCTGGTTGTGGGCCGGGCCAAGAACGCACCCTGAGAGGTGGTCGTCTTGGCCAGGTGTCAGTGCGGCGGGGGCGGCTGCAACTGCGTAGTGCAGGCCGGGGACAACACGAGCGTCACGGGCGCCGGGTCGACGGCGAACCCGTACGTCGTGAACGCGGTGACGAACTGCGCCGAGGTCCGCGGATGCATATCCGCCGGCCCGGGGATCACCTTCGACTCGGCGACCGGCGTCATCGGCGCCGACATCTCGTCAACGCCCGGCAACAATCTCGTCGTCGACGCGAACGGCCTGTTCGTACCGGCGGGCGCGGCGACGGTGCAGCGCGGCTGCGGCCTGCTCGGCGACGGCTCGGGCAGCGCGCCCCTGCGGGTCAATGTCGGAACGTGGCCCTTCGCGTGCGCCATCACCGCCAACGGCGGCGACGTCTATTGCGATTCGTCGAACGGCCGTCTCAAGACCGACCCGCCGTTCCGGGCGCGCTACCGCGAGGTGGCCGTGAACGACGTGTTCTCGTCGAACAACGCGGTGCCGGCCACCGAGGCGACGATCGACACCATAAGCGTCACCATGACCAACCCGGACCCGTGCCGCGACGCGTTCGTGATCGCGTGGCGGCAGGTCGACGTCGAGTTCCAGCTTCCGGCCAACGGTGGCGCCGCGGCCTCGGGTATCAACGGCGACGAGGTGAACTACCTCAAGAACAGCGGCAGTCAGGCCATCCCGTCGTGGCACTCGCAGCACAGCGTGCAGCACAACCTCGTGATTCCGGCCGGGGGGACGCAGACCATCAGCCTGGCTGTCACGGCGGACCGGGGCGCCGCGGGCGCGACGTATACCCGAGTCCAGGCCACCATCCGCGCGTGGCTGTTCTCCATCCCTCTGAGCTGATCGGGGCCTGTGCTGTGGACGAGACCACCACCACGACGACGCGTTACTACCAGCTCACCGACGGGCGGATCCGTCAGGTGACGCTTTCCGAGGGCATGAGCCTGCCCACTCCGGACGGGGCGGTCTTGATCTCGCCCGAGGAGTACGCCGCCGCGCTCGGCGTCATCGAGGAGACGCGCGCCGCGGCGGTTGCCGAGCAGCAGGAGGCCGAAGAGGCCGAGGCGAAGGTCGCGTACCTCGCGCTCGCCGCGATCCTGCCGGACGCCGTCGCTCAGCGTCTCTCCGGGTACACGCCGCCGACCGGCCCGATCCTCGATCCCGGCGGCGTCATCGACATCGACTGACGTCCGCAAGGGCTCCGGGCGCGTGATCGCCGGGCCCTAAACTGGGGGCCGCTGCTGGTTTTGGGCCGAGCCGGATTCCACTCCTTCGGAGGGAACATGGCTTCGTGCAAGTGCGGCGGCGCGCAGTGCAACTGCGTGATCACCGCCGGCGCCAACACCACCGTCACGGGGGCGGGCTCCACCGGCAACCCGTACGTCATCGACGCGACGGCCCCACCCGCGAACGTCATCACCGGCTGCGGTCTGACGGGTACCGGCGCAGCCGCTTCCCCGCTCGCCGTCAACGGGCAGCCGTGGCCGTTCGCGTGCGACATCGCGGCCAACGGCAGCGGCGTGTACTGCGACCCGGCCACGGGGGAGTTGCACGCCGACCCGGCGTACTGGGCCGACTTCCAAGGCAACCAGGAAAACACGGCTCTGGGCACTCCCATGGTGGTGCCGAGCGGGCCGTCCGTGGTGGTCGATTCGATCTCCGTCGACGTCACCAACCCGGACCAGTGCCGACGAGCGATCGGGCTGCTTTTCCGAGAGATCGACCTGGAGTTCACGCTGCCGCCGAACTCGGGGGCCAGCGCCGGTATCGACGGCGACGACATGAGCTATCTCGGCAACCAGGGCAGCGGAACGATCATCAGCACTCACGTGCAGACGAACAAGCTCTCGGTGTTCACGCTCAACCCGGGCGAGACGCGCACGATCACCATGCAGGTCAACCTCAGCCGCGGCACCGGGGGCGCGACGCTGACCCGCATCCAGAAGTCCATCCGGGCCTGGTCCTGGTCCAACAACTTCAACTGACGGGGCTCTGGTCATGGCAACACAGACGCTTTACTACGAGTCTTCGGACGGTTCGCTCACGGAGCGCGTCACGACTGCGGCTGACCCGGTTCTCCCGGAGGGCGCGACGCTGCTGACGGCGGCCGAGTACGCCGCGAAAAAGGAGGCGCTCGAAGCGGCGGCCGCCGAGCGTGACGCGGCCGTCGTGGCGGGGGAGACGGCACAGCGGAAAGACGCATACGACGCGCTGATCGCGGCCGGCTTCGCCCCTGCGGTAGCGGCGACGCTGTCCGGCTACACGCCGTCGGACGAGGTGACCGCCTGATGTCCTGGTGTCCGTTCGCGAAGAAGATGGAACTCCAGCCCGAGAGCGACGCGCAAGCGGCAATCCGGCCGACGCAGTTCATCGTGCACAGCATCGTTGCGCCGTGGACGCCCGAGCGGACTTACGAGTTCTGGCGCGACTCGACGAACCTCGAATCGCACTTCGGGCTCGGCTATGACGGGTCGCTCGCGCAGTACATCGGCACCCAGACCCGGGCGGACGCGAACGCCGCAGCAAACCGGCGCTCCGACGGCACGGGCGCCGTCTCCCTGGAATCGGCGTCGAACCTCCAGGCGTCGGACCCGTGGACCGCCGAGCAGGTCGAGACGCTGATCCGGCTCGGCGTCTGGCTCCACCAGGAGCACGGCATCCCGCTGCGCTTGTGCCGGTCCGCTGACGATCCGGGCTACGGCTATCACCGGATGTTCTCGGCGTGGAACCCCGACGCTCACTCGTGCCCCGGCGACGCCCGCGTGCGGCAGTTCCGCGAGGTCGTTTTCCCGGGGATCGTCGCGCGCGCCAACGGCCAGACGCAGCCCCCCAAGGAGGACGACACCGACATGCCCGGATACGTGAACCTCGGCCTTGCGAAGCCCTTCGCGCTCAAGCCCGGCGCCTGGGACTCGATCGAGTACACCAAGGAGTGGAACGACGAGGAAGGCGACCACGGCACGAACGGCAGCGTGTTCGTCCGGGGCGCTGCTCGCTTCGCGGGCAGCGTCAGCCTGGTCCTCGACGGCTTGGCCGTGGGCGACGTCGTGCAAGTCCGCATGAGCGAGTACGAGGGCGACACCCTCAAGGCCGACCACCCGATTCACGAGGTGATCGGCACGCCGGGCGGCTCGTTCGCGGTGGTGCCGCTCGTCAAGCGGATCGGAGCCGGACGCGGCATGCGCGTGCGGCTGCTGAATCAGTCGAACGCGCCCGTCACCGTCACCAGCGCCGTCCTGACGGCGCTCGTCTTCAAGGAGTCCTGACGTGCTGTTCCCCTCCATACTCCGCACCGTCGTGCCGCTCGTCGCCGGTTGGATCATCGTCGCCCTGACCAGCCTCGGCTTCTCGCTCAACAGCAACACCGCGCAGGCGGCCGTGACGCTCGCCGCCGCGGGCACGTACTACGTCGTGTTCCGGCTCGTCGAGCGAGCCGCCGAGAAGTTCGGCGGCCCTGCCTGGCTCAGGGGCGCTGTCGGCGCGCTGCTCGGGTACGCCCGACCGCCGCACTACAAGCCGACGGACGACGTCGCCGACCTGATCCGCCAGAGCCGCACATGAGCACCCGCAACGGGTTCCAGGCCGCTCCCCAAGTTCGGCGGCCGGCGTGCCCGATGACCTGAGCGTCGGGGAACTCGGCCGCACGGTGGACGCCATGCGTGACGAGTTCCGCGACGGGATGGCGGCGCTGAATCGCCGTCTCGATCGGCTGGTGTCGGCTGAGGTGTACACCTTGCAGTCGGCTCACACCGACCAGCGCATCACCTCTCTCTCGCAGGAACTGCAGAAGGAGATCAGCGCGAGGGAAGCCGTAGAAGACGCGTTCGAGAAGTATCAGCTGGCTGAACGGGACCGGCGCGAGAGGGAGCGGCAGGCCCGCCTGTACCAGGCGATCGTGCCGGTCCTCATGGGATTGCTCGCGGCGGCGATCTCGGTCTGGGCGGTGGTGTCCAAGTGACCGGCGTCCTCAAGAAGTTCCGGCTGCCGCGCGCCGAGTGGCTGATCGGGCTCACCGGCGCCGGGGCTCTGCTGCTCCTGGGCTGGCTCTCCGTGCAGGTCATCACGATGTCCCACGACCTGCGGGATGCGAACCAGGCCCGTGATCTGCTCGCGACGCAGGTGGAGCAACTCGGCGGAAAGCCCGTCGCTGGGCCTCCTGGATCACGCGGAGAGCCCGGCCAGAGCGGTGTCGGCTCGGCTGGTCCGCAGGGTGAGCGCGGGCCCTCAGGCGAGCCGGGGAAAGCGGCCCCCACGATCACGCCGTCGCCGGGCCCGTCCGGACCCGCCGGTCCGGCAGGCAAAAACGGTGAGGACGGCGCCGACTCGACAGTGCCGGGCCCGTCCGGAGCAGCGGGCGCAGATTCCACCGTCGCCGGTCCGCCAGGCCCGACAGGGGCACCAGGACCTCAAGGGTCGGCGGGACCAGCCGGCCGCGACGGAACCGACGGCGAAGACGGCAGGCCGCCCGCCGAGTGGACGTTCACATACAAGGGCGAGACTTACCGATGCACGCCCGTCACGGACTTCGATACGAACGCCCCGCGCTACGACTGCCAGCCGACCGAACCGCAGCCCGACGACCCCGCGACGGAACCGCAGACATGGGGGCTCAGCCCGTTTCGACGGCAGTACGCGTAAGTCGGCCCAGAGACTGAGCCCCGCCCCTCAACCGCTCCGAGGGGTGGGGCTCTGCCATGCTGACCGGCATGGACGCACCCGACGACCTCGACGCCGTGCTCGCGCGCCTGCCGCAGCAGACGCCGGCCCAGATGTACGCCGAGCTGCAAGAGGCCCGCCGGGCGGCCGAGACGGCGCCCTGGCCCGAGCCGAGCATCATCCCCATGCCGACGTACCCCGACGACGCGCGGGGCCTGCTCGGGGGCACCATGCGCTTCGGGTGCCCGCTCGGCTGCGACTGGCATCACGACGAGAACCCGGGCCGTGACGCGGCCTTGGAGCCGCTCGTCCTGCCGCTCGACCCGGACCGGTTCGAGGAGACGCTCACGGCGCAGGCCGACGCCCGCGCCGAGGCGTTCCGGGCGCGCGTCGAAGCCGCGATCGTCGACCACTTCGAGCAGGCTCACCCCGAGCGCTGAGGGCGCCCGTCAGGCCTGTCCGTGCCCCTGGTTACCGTGCTCGTGTCCACATGCAGTTGGTTGCTGCTACGGGTGAAACGCACGCCCCCGCTCTGATGACCAGGCGGGGGCGCGGCGTTTCAAGCGGCCGGTTCGACATCGACGCGCGTGACGGCAGCCCACTTCGCGAGCAGCCTCCGGTACCGCTCGGCGCGTTCCGGAGTGGCCGGCTCGTCCATGAGCCGGCGAATGAGGTCGTTGACGTCTTCCGGGGCAGGGCAGCAAGACCCGTTCGGGCAGGTCGAGGGGGACACGACCCCACGATACGAGGACCCCCTGACAACGGGTGCGGCTTGCCCGGAGGTTGACCGGAAGAAAGGACCCCTGCCCGTGGTGGCCGGTCCGCCCGTACATTGGCGGGGAAGGCTCATCGTGGACGTGAGGGGCGCAGCGTGGATATCCCCGAAGAACTCAGCATGGGCGAGCGCATCCGGGCCTTGAGGGAGTCGCGCGGCATGTCCCGCCCGATCCTCGCCGGTATGTGCGGCCGTGGCCCGGACTGGCTGAAGAAGATCGAATCAGGCGAACGTGAACTCAATTCGCACTCGCTCCTGCTGAAACTCGCCGCGGCGCTCGCCGTGTCGGACCTGTCCGTCATCACCGGCAGCGCCTCGGACGTCGCGGCACGGGTGCCGACGGGCCGGCTGAACCATCCCGGTCTGCCGAACATCTGGGCCGCCGTCATGACGCGACCTCTCGTGCTCGGCCGACCAGCGGCACCGCCGGACCCGGCGAAGCTACAGGGGCGCGTCGACCAGTCGTGGAAGCTGTGGCACACCTCCGAGCACAACCGCACCGAGGTGTGCGCGCTGCTGCCCGACCTGATCAGCGACGCCGAGACCGCGGTTCGCGTCCTCGACGGCGACCAGCGGCGGGCCGCGCGGGTGGCGCTGTCGGACGTGTACCGGCTGACCGGCCAGGCGACGGCGTACATCGCGCCGGCTGAACTGGCGTGGGTGGTCGCCGACCGGGCGCTGACGGCCGCGCAGGACGCCGACAACCCGGCAGCGATCGCCGCGGCGGCCTGGAACATGGGCAACATCCTGCGCGAGACGTCGTACCCCGAGGAGGCGCTTCGGGTCGTGCTCGACGCGAGCGACTTGATCCGCCCCCATCTGGAGTCGGGGCCCGACGACTGGCGCGGCATATACGGCGCTCTCCAGCTCCACGCGGCCGTGACGCATGCTCGTGACGGCGCCGACGGTGACGCCTGGCGGTACTGGGAGAAAGGGAACCAAGTAGCGAAGTCGCTCCCCGTTTCGTACGTACATCCGTCGACGGTTTTCGGCCGAGCTAACGTCGACTTCCACCAGGTGTCGGTGCACACCGATCTGAAGAAGGCACAGAAGGCGCTCGGGCTCGCCGACGAGATCGACCCCGACACGATGCCGTCCACAGAACGCAAGGCCAGGCTGTGGGTCGAGGTCGCTCGCGGGCACCTCCAGCGCGGTGACCGTACGGCCGCGCTCATGGTCATGCAGATCGCGTACGAAACGGGTGCCGAGACGGTGCGGTTCACGCCGTCGGCGCGGGCCGTGACCGCTGACCTGTGGCGTAAGGCGCCGCGCGCGCTCAGGCCACAAGCGGCGACACTGGCTGAAATGGTGGGGGTCAGCGCCGCCGGGTAGTGGGACGAGCTGGGACAGGGGGACAGCCTGTCCCCATTACCGCCCGGTAGATCTCCTACGGTGACGGACCTTGCACAGTCCGTCTCCGACCGGAGGTCACCCGTGGACACGCCCCCCTCCGCCCCATGGCACGCGTCGCCGCGACGCGACGCGGCGCCGTACAGCGACGGCGCGACCGGCGAGGTCCGGATCCCGCTGTCGCTGTTCTGCGTCGACGAGCACATTCGCGACGTCGACCTCGTCCTCGCGCGGGTCGAGGGTGAAACGCTGCTCGCGCAGCTCCGCCCCGCCTTGGCCGCGTCGGCGGAATCGACGCTCACCCGCCGGCCGGAGGTGGTCCGGTGACCGGCTTCGACGACCCGACCGACGGCGACGTGACGACCGGGCCGGAACAGGGCGGCGGCGTGGTCGTGCACCTGCGGCAGGACCGCGAGCAAGGCGTCCGGTCCTGGCTCCTGCTGTCGGCGCCCAGCGGCATGGACACGGCCCGAAGCGAGTGGCAGCAGGGCGGTATCGCGCTGCTGCGGTGCGGCGCCCTGTTCGGCGCGGTCCGGATGGACACCGCGCTCGTCCATGCGGCGGCCGGCTCCGACGACCCGGACATCGCGGCGCGGTTCCTCGCCGAAGTGCTGCACGGCGGGCCCGTGTTCGTCGACCGGCATCGCGCCTGCTACTACGCGCTCGTGCCGCCGAGCGCGGGGAACCGGAGAGAGTGGCGCGATCAGCGGTACACGCCGTTCGCCGAGTTCCTCGGCCTCGGTTCGTACGTCGGCGTACCGCGTCCGTCGTTCACCAGGCCCGACGACCACTTCAGCTACTGGGTTGTGCCGATGGATGGGCCGGGCGACCTGTGCCCCGTCGAAGCGCTGTCGCATCTGGTCAACCACGGCAGGGATCTGCTCGCGACGGCGGAGGCGCACGATGGCCGCTAGTACGGTGCAGGCCACCGAGACGACGAGCGAGCAGAAGCCGATCGATTCGAAGACGATCCGCGAGGCGTACGACGGCGTTCTGTGGGTGCCTCGCCTGCCGGCGGGTAAGCAGCTCGACGTGACGTGCGAGGCGCTCGCCGGGCACCTCGGCGTGCTGATCCCCGAAGCAATGGGGATCGCGGCACGGATGCGTTCCGGTATGCGGCAGATGGCTGTTCACTGCCTGGTCCGCGCGCACCAGGCGCTCGCACTGGATCCGGGGCCCGGACCGCGCGGGGTGCGCGAGGTATGGGCGTATGACCTCGCGATCGCCGCTCGCGCTCTCCTGACGCTCGTCGAGAACCCGGGCCCGCTCGGCAAGCCGACCGGCGAGGACGAGATCGAGCGCGCCGTCCGCCGGAAGATCTGCGGCGGATGCTGCCAGACGATCGAGTACGGCGAAGGGTTCGAAGAGACGGCGTTCGCGGCCGAGGCGAGCGGCGGCATCCGCGGTTACCGGCACACGGACAGTTGCACGGTCGTCGCCGCCGAGCGCCGCGAACTGATGGCCGTCGCCGGGGCGCCCGCAGGGACCGGGTCGGGAGGGGCGTCCGGTGACGGCGACGCGGCAATGGTTCATCGGTGACTGCTGGCTCGGCTGCGAGCGCGAAGGCGTGCTCGTGCTGTGGCTCGGCCCCGTCACCTGGGACGGGCAGCATGCCCCGTTCAACGCGTGCGGCGACTGCCTTGACCGGCTGATGCGGCAGGCAACCGCGTACTTCCTTGACCACCGACCGGCCGACGTCACGTCGCTGGTCGGGTAAGACTCGCGGCCGGATTGTCCTGCCCGGTCGTGAGACCCCCGGAGGCTCGAAGCGCATCCTGCCTCCGGGGGTGCGGCCCCGGTTCGTCTGCTGCCCCCGTGGTGGATGAGCCGGGGTCCGCGTCATCTGAGAGTAAGACGGCGAGCGGCCACTTCAAGAGGGGAAGATCATGACCGAACTACGCGCGAGGCGGGCGCGCTCGTGACTGAACTGCGGCCCGCGCGTTGCGCTCAGACTGGAAAGCGCATATTTGGAAGCAAAGAGGACGCCACCATTTGGCTTTCTGATATGGCGTCTACATTTTTGAAGCGGCCGCCATCGGAATCGACACCCAAATACTCATATAGATGTCGTTGGTGCCACGCCTGGCACTTGGCGACCAAGCCTCCGGAGCGTGCCACGCTCAACAGGGGCGGTAGGGGTAAGAGCCGAAAGAACAAACGGAAGTTCGGCGGAAAGAATGGGTAGAGCTAGCACCCTGCGGATTGGCCGCCGTGAACACCAAGAAGCCCCGATCGCCCGCCCCGTTCAACTGCGTCCCCCCGACGCGCGGGACGAATGGGAAGCGTCCTGGTACCGCGAGCGGCTGGCCGATCCGTCGTTGATCGCTGCCGGGGTGGTGGTGGTCGTCGCCGGCCGGATCGGATATCTCGCGGTGCCGGTCGGCGGGCAGCGCCGCGGCGGCTACATCCCGGTCGGCGACGCCGTCGACGTTCCGCTCCTGCTTCAGGCGCTCGACGGGCGCCCTGGCTTCCCCGCGGTTCGCGTGCGTTGGTCGACGTGCGAGAGCACATGTCATGTCGTCGAATGGGGCGATGTCCCGCCGGACACCGACGACGACGCCGTACGCGGCAGGTTCTACGGATACAGCGAGCGGGCCATGGCTCGCTTCGACGAGGAGATCTATTCATGATCAGCAAGCAGTCGGAGAAGACCGGCGGCGCGGACGACCAGCCCGCGCAGTACGTGTCGGTGGACTTGAGCGTGTTCGGCGTGCGCTTGTGGGCCGACGGCCGTACGGGGCTGGAAGCGTGGCGGGTGCTGTACCGACAGAGTCCGTGGATGGCTGTTGGGGCGGGCGCGTTCGTCGTGCTGCTCATCGGCACCTTGGTGATGCTCGGAGTGGCGATCGGGGCTGAGGTGCTGGGCTGACCCCCGAGCGCCGGGCGGAGTGAGAAGTCCGGCCTACAGCACGGGGCCAGGCAGATTGGCAGGACGAGCAGGGAAGGAGACGCCCGTGGATGACGAGCCGTTGGAGGAATGGGCCGCGCGCCGAGAGGCTCGCCGGCCGACGCCCGGAGACCGTAAGGCCGTCCCCCTCGGCGAGGGTCCCGAACGAGGCGGCCACGTCGACCCGGACGCCCCGCGCGGGATGCTGGAGTGGGACGGCCACCAGTGGATCCCGGCGGGTGTAGTTGAGGACCACGCCACGGGTGCGCAGGAGTCCGGCCCGCAGGACGAGGCGGAGCGTGTTCCCCTTCCGCGCTTCTCCGCCCTGCCGCCCGCCCCGGAGCGGCCGTTCAGGCCGACGCAGGTGTTCCGCCGGCCTTGAGTCGGTAAGGCAGCGGGCCCGGCTTCCGGAGGGGGGAGGGGAAGCCGGACCCGCTGTTGGGGGGATGGGCAGTGGTCTGTGAGCGGCGTCAGGCTGCGGGCGCCTGCTCGGCGGGCTGCTCGACGCCGAGGACACGGCGGAGATCGGACGTGACGACGCGAAAGGCGCGGCCGGCCCGGACGACCCTGCACGGGAAGTTGCCGGTCCGGGCGAGCTGGTAGGCCGTGGTGCGGCCGATACCGAAGGCGCGGCCGGCGGTCTCGACGTCGACGGTCGCCGGGAGGGCGAGCAGGTCGCCGACGGTCAGCGTTCCGGATCCGGTGCTCGTGTCTTGGGTCATGGCGCAGCTCCCCGTACGGCTTCGGTTGGCACTCACTGCGCATTCCTGCGCAGCACTGCGCAGCAGACTACGTCACGGGTTGATACGGCACAACACGACGACTTAGCTTGGTCTGCGGCTAGTCGGGGCGTGGACGCGGCCCGTGTGAGGGCGAGCACCCGACAGGCCGATAGGGAGGGAACATGGCCGGTGCACGGCGTGCAGGCGGCATTACGAGGCGGTGCGAGTGCCGGGGGGAGGACGCTAAGCGGCTCGGGCAGAAGTGCCCGCAGCTCGCGAAGCGCAACCACGGCACCTACCAGTTGCGGCAGGAACTGCCCGCCGCGGCAGACGGCACACGGCGCATCTTCCGCCGCACCGGGTACGAGAAAGTCACGGACGCACAGGGCGACCTCGACAAGGTCCGCGCGATCCTCGATCTCGTCGACGACGACGAGCAGTTCGGGCACAAGGTGAGCGACCTCCTCGCGCAGGTGATGCGCGACCGCGCGCCGGTCCCGGACGTCGCCGAGGTGAAGCGCCGCCTCTTCGCGGGCGTGGCCCTCAGCAGCGATATGACGGTCGGGGACTGGCTCGACTCGTGGCTGTCGGCGAAGAAGACGAAGCGGCGCACGACGAGCGGCTACGAGTCGCACATCCGCGTGCACCTGAAGCCGGGCCTCGCGCCGTACCGGATCGACCGGCTGACGGTCAGCCACGTACAGGCATTCTTCGACGCGATCGACGATCAGAACGAAGTCATCAGGGCAGAGAACGCTGCGCGCCGCGAGCAAGAAGCGCTCTGCCGCTGGAGGCCCGGCACGAAGGGCGGCCGGCCGTCGCCGGAAGTGTCCGCGCGCCTAGCGGCCGAGCGGGAGAAGCTCGCCGCGATGCCGCCGTACCGGAACATTACTGGACCGGCGACGAAGCAACGGATCCGGGCGACGCTCCGGGCCGCGCTGAACGCCGCGATCCGAAAGCAGTTGATCACGTTCAACCCGGCCGAATGGGTCGAGCTGGAGTCGGGCAAGCGGCCCAAGGCGAAGCTGTGGACGCAACTGCACGTCGAGCACTGGCAGAAGACCGGCGAGAAGCCGAGTCCGGTCATGGTGTGGACGCCCGAGCAGCTCGGCGTGTTCCTCGACGAGGCCGAGTCGAGCCGGCTGTACGCCTTCTTCCACCTGATCGCTTTCCGTGGCCTGCGCCGCGGCGAGGGCGTCGGGCAGCCCTGGCGGTACGTCGACCTGGACGGCGGGCTCCTCACCCCGGCGAAGGAACTCGTCGTCGACAACTGGCAGGTGTACGAGGACACCCCGAAGACGGAGGAGTCGGCGGCGACGATCGCGCTCGACTCCCTGAACGTCGCCGTACTGCGCGAGCACCGGGCGCGGCAGCTCGCCGAGCGCGACGACTGGAACCGGCACGCCGCCGCCGAGCGGGCAAAGGGGAAGGACGTCGCGGACTGGGTCGACACGGGGAAGGTGTTCGTCGACGTCGACGGGACGTGGCTGCACCCGGAGAAGGTGTCGGAGGAGTTCCGGCGGATCTACAAGCGGATCGGGCTGCCGCCGATCAATCTCCGGGACCTGCGGCACCTTGCGGCCACCCTCGTTCATGCGGGCGGTGGCGACATCTTCGCGGTACAGAAGACACTGCGGCACGCATCGGGCCAGCTCACGTCAGACACCTACACGGAGCTGCTGGAGGACGTCGACCGGAGCATCGCGGAAAAAGCAGCGGGACTCGTGCCGCGCGCCCGGCGAGCGAGGAGCGACGAGCCGGCGGACGACGCGGAACCCGCGGACGACGAGCCGGACGAGCAGGACGACGACGACCAGGCGGCGGCGTAAGGTGCTGGGCGAGCAGACCAGCGAGGCGCATCGTCGCAGGTCGCGCGGGGCGTCTGCTCGCCCCGTGCTCGCCCGTACGCGCTGTAAGTCGCCGACAGCAGCCATCACCAGGCAACACGAAGGCGATACGCTCGGACGTCGGAAAGGGCCGGTGACCTGCACTGTTCGACACTGGTTCGCACAGGCTGACAGTAGACGTCACGGGCGACGGCGTGCGAGCAGCGGACTCATAATCCGTCGGCCGTGGGTTCGAGTCCCACCCGCCCCACCTTGGCAAGGCGACGCAGTACCGTTCTGACCTGCAATAACCTTGCATCCTCCGGCCGGGCGGGCAGCGCGCCGACACGCCCAAGATCACCTGCTCGCCCGATGCTCGCCCGAAGCGCAAGATCGCGCCCAGCGAGGCGCGAACACGACGAAGGGCCCCGGTAACGGGGCCCTTCGTCGTTTCAGGCTATGTGCCCCTCAGGGGCACTCGTCGCCGTCGCACTCGTCGCTCTTGCCGTTCCCGTTGCCTCGACCGCGACCCTGACCGGGGTTGTCGATCTGGCCGGGTGGCGTGCGGCCCGGCTGCGCCTCCTGGCCGGGCGGCGGGGCCGGCGTCGTCTGCTCGGCGGTCGGCGGCTGTTCGGCGCTGCTCGCGGTCGGCTGCTCGGCGGGCTGGTCGGTCGTGCCGCCGTCGGTGGATGCGGCGCTCGTCGGCGTCGGTTCGTCGGTCGGGAGCGGGCGGCGGTTCGCGATGGTGCTGTCCGAGCCGGTGCTGACGTCTTGCGCCGTCCGTTGGCTGTTCAGGTCGTCGCGGTCCGTGGCGGTCGCCGAAGGGTTCTGCACGCCCGTCCCGGGGTCGACCTCGTACGGGGTGAGGTAGACGGCTCCTCCGCTGAGGGTGGCAACTGAGACGGCCGTCGCGGCGAACGCGGCCGCCTTGCGAGGGCGAGCGCTTTCTACGAGGGGAAAAAGAAAGGCGGCGATTCCGCCGCCGCCGAGGTAGAGGGACAGATGTCGTCTACGCCGGGTTGGTTGGCCGTCTGGCTCGTCCTCGCCCTCGTCCTCGTTGTCGTCCAGGTCGGGGACGGCGGCGAGGGGCGGTGCGGTCGCTGCTCTGTCGGCAACGGACTGCGCGGGCATGGATAGAGCAGCGATCTTGGCTGCTGTCACCTCGGCGTGTAGCCGGGTGATCTGTGCTTGATTCTTTCTCCATCCCTTGTACAGCAGGAACACGGCGAGCAGGGCTGCCCCGAGTATCACCGCCAACACGGTCAAGATGGCTGCTAGTACGGCGTCGTCCACGCCAGCCCCCTATGTGACACAGGCTCAAATGCGCCTCTACAGTCTCGATTCTTTCACTATGAGATGCAAACACGTCAACCGTGCGTGACGAAAAAACGCCAGCCGTATACCGTCCGGACGGTACTGATCGGCGTTACCGGCGGTATATGCGCTCGCGGGAGGACAGGGGGCTTCCGGACGGTAGCCCCCAATCCCCTTCCTTCCAGGGGGAGTTCAAACGCACAGGTCGGCGAGCGGCGGGACGTGTATGCGTATGACACAGTCGCCGTCGTCTTCCTGCTCTCCGCCGTCGCCGGTCTGCCCGCCACTCGACGGCTCCGGAACTGGCGTGCTGCTGTCCGGGGTTGACGGCGTCGGCGTTGCGGTCGGCTTTGCACTAACCGGCGGTGACGGCTCGTCTAGTCCGGTTTCAGCCGGGCTCGGTGAGGCGCTGGTGTCCGGTTCCTGCGCGCTGCTCGGGCTGGGAGTGGGCGACGGGCTGCCGTGCCGCTGCTCGATGCTGTGTCCCTGATCGGCGGCCGCGTCAGGGCCGACGCTGGAAGTGTGCGCGACGGGAGCCGCCTGGTCGCGGGTGTCGGCATCGTCGCCGGGTGTGTCGGTGGCTGTGATCAGCGGATGTGTGCCGCCCGTCTCCGGGCGAGCATCGTTCGTGAGGTAGAGCGCCGCGGCGGTCGAGGCGGCGGCTACGACGACGACGGTCCCGGCGGCCGCCGCTCTGCGGTGCTGGTTCACCATGGCGCGCAGGCGTTCGCCGAGCGAGGTCAGGAAGGCGGCGACGCCACCGCCGATGTACAGCGCGAGGTGACGTTTCCGACGGACGGGTTCGGGTTCCTCGTCGACCGGCGCAGGTGCGGGCGCGCGCTGCTGGAGCGCGGCGATCTTCTGGGCCGTGACCTCGGCGCGGAGCTGGTTGGTCTGCTCCGCGAGTCTCCGGACGGACCGGGCAAGCAGGACGATCGCGAGGACCGCCGCGCCGAGGACACCGGCTAGCAGGACGTCTGTCACTTTGCCCCCTGTTGTTAGCTTGTGGGGCATCCTGTGACAGTTTGTTAACTCTGAGGCGGTTCCCGCTAGTTCGTTACGTTCTCGTGATGCCGTCAGCCAGCCCGGCGACGCCGGCGGCTGGGTGCCTCCTCCTCTCCGTGTGTGGGCGCGGGAGCGGCGAGGCCGACCCGTCGCAGGACCTCGTCCTGCGCCTCGGGGGGGAGAGTCGCAAGAAGGGCTGCGATCGCGTCGACTTGCGGATTACCGGCGACCGTCCCCGGCGCGCTCGCCGGGGACGGCGGCCCGGCGAGTTCGTCGAGCAGGTCTGCCGCTTCCGAGCGGCCGGCTTCACGGAGTTCGGCCGAGGTGATGCCGAGCACCTGTGCCACGCGGACGAGGGTCTCGTCCGGCGCCTGAGTGGCGACGCGGACGCCCTTGCCTACCTCTTGAAAGCCGTTGGCGATCTGTCGCCAACGGGTCTCGCTGAGTCCGGCTCTCCTCGCCGCTTCACGCCCGGATAGCCGTGGCCGTGTTCGGCGGAGAGCTCTCCTGATGAGCGCGGCCTCGGCCGGTGGCTCTTCTGGTTGCGCATCCATGCGGCTCAGGTTCGCATAACTACGCACTCGCGCGCTACACGATCGCGCAGTTTGGCGCCTGTGGGGCGCACTAGTGCGTAAGTACGGAACTGCGCGTCATGGTGCACACGGTGTTGCACTGCGCAGCACTACGCACTACGTTGCAATCATGAGCGAACGCCCCACCAGGCGCCGCAGAGGTGCCCCCTTCAACCACGCTCCCGAGTCCGTGACGTTCGCCCGGCAACGCGCCGGGCTGACGAAGCGCGCGCTCGCCGAGAAATGCGGCTTCAGCGAACAGCTCATGTGCGACATCGAGGCCGGTCGGCGCAACGCCACTCCCGAGAAGCTCGCGCTGATCGCGACCGCGCTGAACTGCCCCGTCGTCGCGCTGGAGGCGAAGCACTCGGGCGCGCCCGAGATGGCGCCCAAGGAACGGCGGGCATCGGCCGCTGCCGTCGAGTCGAACCCCGCCGTCGAGTCCTGACGGCGATCGGGACCGCGAGCTCTCGCACAGCTCCACGGCCCCGAGTCCCCACGTACCAACGTCTGAGAGAAGGAACGTTGTCCGCACAGGCTACAGAAACCCCGTGGATTCCCAAGCCGATCGAGAAGGTCGCGCCCGGGTCGATCCGCGACCTCGCCTTCGGCGCGCCGACCGCTCGCCTGCTGCTGCCCGCCGACGCGAGCGAGGAGCAGTGGCACGAGGCCCGCCGCGGCGGCATCGGCGGCAGCGACGTCGCCGCGATCCTCGGCCTCGACAAATACCGGGGCCCGCGTCACGTCTTCGAGGCCAAGCACGGCCGGAAGCTCGAAGCGGACGCCGCGCTCAGCGAGTACGCCGAGATCGGGCAGGAGATCGAGCACTTCGTCTCGTACCTGTTCACGAAGCGGTCCGGCGTCCCCGCCGTCGAGACGCCCGGAACGCTCGTGAACCTTGAGCACGAGTGGATGCGCGCGAACGTCGACCGGTACGCGCTCGACCCCGAGACCGGGGCAGTCGTCGCGCCCGTCGAGCTGAAGAACCGCTCGGAATACCAGCTCGACGAGTGGGAGGACGGCGTTCCCGACGCGCCCGCCCTTCAGGCCCATTGGTACATGGCGGTCGGCGGCTGGTCGTACGCGTGGGTCGCCGCGCTCGTCGGCGGCAACAAGCTGCGTTACCACCGCATCGAGCGCGACGAAGAGATGATCGCGTACCTCGTCGGCTACTGCGGCGACTGGTATCAGCGGCACGTCGTCGAGGGCTTCCCGCCGCCCGCCGACGGGCTGGAAGCCACGAAGGAACTCCTCGGCCGGCTGTGGCAGGCCAAGACCGGTGACGTCGTCGAGGTCGACCCGGAGAAGGCGCGCGGGCTGCGGGCGTACCGGGCGAACCTGCGCGAGCAGATCAAGAAGCTCGACAACGAACTGACCACCGTCGAGAACGAGATGCGACTGATCAGCGAGTCCGCCGAGATCGCGAAGGTCGGGAAGTCCGTCGCCTGGACGTGGAAGCAGAACGGCACTTTCGCCGCGAAGCGCTTCAAGACCGAGAAGCCCGAGATGGCCAAGGAGTACACGACGACCGTCGAGGTCCTCGACGTCGAGCGGCTCAAGACCGAGGAGCCCAAGACGTACGAGCAGTACCGCGCCCGCGTGCTCTACGTCCCCGCGAAGGAGCTGTGACCATGGCCCTGTCCACTCTCAAGGACCGCGTGAAAGCGGCGACGTCGGGCGGTGCCACGGCCTCCGAGGACGTCGAGCACAGCCGCGCCGACGGCGCCGAGGAGACGCCCGCTGGTCACGACGAGCAGGCGGCGGCGTCGTTCGCCGAGTGGCTCGGACGGTACGGCCACGACGTCGAGGCCGCCCTTCCGCAGCACATCGACGCTCGTACGTTCCTCGCCGTCGTGCGCGGTGTGCTGCCGAACCTGATCGGCCGCTGCACCCCCGCGAGCATCCTCCAGAGCGTCATCACGTGCGCCCGGTTCGGGCTGCTGCCGGACGGTCAGCAGGCCGTCATCACGGCCGAGGACCGTACCGCGGTGTTCATCCCGACATACCGCGGCTACGTCGAGCTCATGTACCGCTCGGGCCTGGTGAAGTCGGTCGTGACCGGCCTGGTCTACGAGGGCGACGAGTGGACCTTCGAGCCCACCGCGCCCGCGCCGCTTGATTTCACACATCGGCCTGCGCTGTTGGCGCCCGCCGAGGAGCGCGGACGACCGCTGTTCGCGTACGCCTTCGCGTGGCTCGACGGCGGCGTTCGCTCGGCGGTCTCGATCGTCACCCGCGAGCAGGCCGAGGACACCCGCGACGAGTTCAGCAAGGCGTATCAGCGGGCCGAGCAGACCGGCGCGAAGGATTCGTTCTGGCACCTGCGCTTCGACGACATGTGGGTGAAGACGGCGATCCGCCGGCTCGCGAAGCTCGTCCCGACGTCGGCCGAGCTGCGCGCCCTGGCCGCCGTCGAGCAGGCCGCCGAGGACGGCCGCCCGCAGATCCTCGCCGTCGTCGACACCGAGGCGGCGGCGTGGGAGGCCGACGCCCGCCGGGCCGCCGCGGCGGCCGAGGCGTCGCAGGACATCACCACGACGCGGACCCTGCCGCGCAAGGCGAGCGCCGGCCGTGGCCGTGCCAAGCCGCGGCGCCGCAACCGCGACCGGAACAAGAGGCGGTAGGACCTTGTCGCTCACCTGGCACCGTCGACCCCTGGTCGGGGCCGACCTTGAGACGACGTCGACCGACGTCGAGACGGCTCGCATTGTGTCCGCCGCCGTGGTCCGCTACGGCGGCGGCCGGGAGACCGACGCCCGAACGTGGGTGTCGGACGTCGACGGCGAAGAGATCCCGCTCCAGGCGACGGCGGTTCACGGGTGGACCACCGAGGCGGCCCGCAGTGCGGGCCGCCCGGCGGCGGCCGTCGTCGAGGAAATCCTGACGGCGCTCGTCGAGGCCACCAACGCCGGTTGGCCGCTGGTCATCATGAACGCGCCGTTCGACCTGACGATCCTCGACCGCGAGGCGCGCCGCTTCGGGCTGCCGACGCTGTACGAGCGGGCCGATCCGACCGTCATCGACCCGCGCGTCCTCGACAAGCGCGTAGACCGGTACCGGCGCGGCGGCCGGACGCTCGAAGACCTGTGCCGTCACTACGTCGTCGACCTCAACGGGGCGCACACGCCCGAGGAGGACGCGAAAGCGGCGTGTGCGGTCGCGTGGAAGATCGCGAACCGGTACCGGTGGCTCGCCCGGAGGACGCCCGCGGAGCTCCACGCCGAACAGGTCGAATGGGCGCTCACTCAGCAGGAGGACCTGCGCGAGCACTTCGCGACGACGCCCGGCAAGGAACATCTGGCGCTCGACGTACGGCTCGGCTGGCCGCTCATTCCCAGGCCGCGACAGGCGGCCGGGCAGTGACCGGCGCGGCGTTGCTCGCCGCCGTACGAGGCCGCCTTCACCCGACCGGCGCCGAGCCGTTCCACGAGATCCCGGCGGACGCCGATCTCGCCGACTTCGACACCTGCCCGCGCGAGCAGCGCACGACGGCGCACGCGATCAGCGCCGACGGCTCTCGCCGCTGCTGGAACTGCGGGCACGAAACCCCTGGACGGACGCGATGACACAGACCCTCGACCCCACCGCCCCCGAGCAGTTGAGAGCCGCTCAAGAGCCGTGCCCGAACTGCGCTTGCTGCACTGCCGTCTTGTGCGAGCGCGGCCGGCTGAACGTCGGCGAGTGCATGGCGCACACTCCCGCCGAACTGACCGTCGCCGTCGCCGGCTGCCCGTGCTCGGCGCCGACGACGCGCGGCACGCACGCCTGGCGCGCCGAGATGATTCGGATCACGAAGCACGCGACCGAGAACCCGATGCCCGAGCAGGCCGAGGACATCCTTCGCGCGCTGACGGCGTGCGAGTCGTTCACCGACCCGGGCGGGTTCTTGCGGACGTTGCGGGCCCGCGGTTACGTCACCGTCGACGAGCAGCAGGCGCCGCGGATCACGGACGCCGGACGCCGGTACATCACGGCCCGCACCGAGCACCGGTTCGCGACGCCGGTCGAGATCGAGGCGGTCGACCTCACGACGCGGACGGCGCGCGTCGTCGTCGTGGGCTGGCACGTCGAGGAGCCCGTCACGGTGCTGCTCGACCAGCTCACCACGTCGACCGGCCTCGCTCCCGAGGAGCTGCCGAATCGATTCCTCGAAGCGCGCGCGAACTGCCGCGTCAACGACGCCGACGACTTGGTCCTGACGCGCCTCCAGCTCGCGCCGCCGCTGCCCGAGGGCTGGATGAACGGGGAGGCCGACGCATGATCAACCTGAACATTTTCGCGTCGCAGCCCGAGCCGGGCGCCGACGTGCCCGACGGGCCGCGCGTCGTCGGCGTCGACACGTCCCTGAAGGCGACCGGTCTCGCGTCGTCCGAGGGCTGGTGCCGGGTCATCGGCTACGACGACAAGAAGAACCCGATCACGAAGCTCCCCCACAGGGAGCGGCTCGTCCAGATGCGCCGCATCCTCAACACGGTGACGGCGGCGATCGGGCACCCCGACCTCGCCGTCATGGAGACGGCCGCCCTGTCGCGGGCCGGCGGCGGTGCTCACGAGCGCGGCTGGCTGTGGTGGCGGATCTACGAGTGGATCACCGACGAGGGCATTCCCCTCGGGCTCGTGTCGACCAATCAGCGGATCTTGTACGCCACAGGCAAGGGCACGGGAGCGAAAACGGCCGTTGTGGACGCCGTCGCCCGTCGGTGGCCGCAGTGGCAGACCGGCGGAAACGACAACGCCGCCGACGGCGTCACGCTCATGGCCGCTGGCCGTGACTGGCTCGGGAATCCCATCACCGACATGCCCAAGGCGCACCGCGCCGCCGTCGAAAAGGCGGCTTGGCCGGGGGTGCAGCGATGACGACGATTGCTGAGGTCACGGACGAGCAGATCGCGCGGCACCTGACCTCTCCCGAGGTGTCGAACCTGTCTGTCGCGAGAGCGCTCGGCGTTCCGTGGGGGCGCGTCGACGAAGTGCGGCAGCGTCTCGGGCTGGAGACCTACAAGCGCGGTCGGCGCGTGCCCGAGAGGTCCGTCGAAGAGGCGGTCGCCCGGCGGGTGAAGCCCGTCGACGACGGTCACGCCGAATGGACCGGCGGCCGCCACCCGAGCGGCACGCCCGTGCTGTCGTGGCGCAGTCACGCAGAGACGGCGTACCGGGCGGTCTTCCGGATGCACTACAAGCGGGAGCCGCAGGGGAACATCCGGCACGTGCCGTCGTGCGGGCGTGAGCACTGCGTCGCCGGCGCGCACCTCGAAGACCGCGTTCTGCGCGCGCGCCGCCAGGCCCGCGAGAACGGGGGCGCCCGATGACGTCCACGGCCTTGCGCCCGTACGCGACGTACGTCCGCGGTATCGATCTCGTCGCCGTCGACCGCGTCCTTGACGGGTCGTTGCACCACTCGAAGCTGTCGCCCGAGGAACGCGTGTACGCGGCGCGGAACTCGACCGGCTCGGCGAAGTCGGTCGGGCGCCGTCTCGGCGTCGCCGAGAAGACGATCATTCGGTGGCGTGAGGACGGCGACGGCGGCCGCGAGAGCGACGGCGAGGGGTCGTCGTGATCGAGGCCCTGAGCGCGGCCGCGCTCATGGTCGGGCTGTGCGTCGACGCGCTGCTGTCGGTGTGGGCATGGTGGCTGCCGCTGCTGCTCGCCGCGCTCGGCGTCGGCGTGTGGCTCGAGTTGCGCCCGACCGGCAGGCACCGCGGTTCGCGCGCCGGGCGTCCCGCACTGGCCGCGGGACCCGAGCCGCTCGCCCTGCCCGCCGCCGACGACGTCCCGGACGCCGTACAGGCGCCGACCGGCGGCGAGACGGACACGATGCCGCTCGCCGTTCCCGCACCACCCCAGACGCGCCCCGAGCACGTCGAGGGGACCGGCGGCTGATGGGCCGTCCGAGCCGCTACGCACCCGACACCCTCGCCCGGCCGAGCGACTGGAGGGACGACGCCGCCTGCCTCGAAGAGGACCCGGCGGTGTTCTTCCCGAAGGACTTCGGCCGGGCGGCGGCGCCGCTCGTCGCCACCGAGGCGAAAGCGATCTGTGCGCGCTGCCCCGTCATCGAGGCCTGCCTTCGTCACGCGATGAACCGGCCCGAGTGGTCGGGGGTGTGGGGCGGCCTGGACGAAGACGAACGCCGCGCCATACGGCGCAGGTTGCAGCGGCGCGCCCGGCGGCGCGCCGCCCGCATACGGAAGGAGGGCGGCAGCGATGCCGCGGAGACCTAAGAAGCCGCTGCCGCCTCTTCCCGAGCTCGCGCCCGGCCAGCTCCTCGACTGGTCGGACCGGTCGCACTGGTGGGAGAAGCCCCTGCCGTGCCGGTACTGCGAGCGGCTCACGCACTTGCTCGACGAGCAGAGGCGGCCGGCTCACAAGACGTGCGCCGAGGAGGACGGCGTCAGGCGCGGCGCGAAGACCCTCGCCGCGTACCGCACTCGAAGGGATCCAGCAGGGTGAACACGAATCAGCAGAAGCCCCGTCTCGCGGGCGCCGAGCGCGTGCGGATGCGCGCCGACCTCAGGCGGAAGTACGTCGCCGGGGCGACGATCCGCGGGCTCGCGGCCGAGACCGGCCGGTCGTACGGCACGGTCCGCGCGCTGCTGCTCGAAGCGAGAACTCCCATGCGTGGACGCGGCGGCCGGCTGCCGCGCGCCTCGAAGACCAGCGCGTGACGCGCACTCACACACCCCAGGAGCGAACACCCATGAACAAACTCACGACCGCCGCGGCGGCGCTCGTCGCCACCGCGGCACTGATCGCCGCCGGCTGCTCGGCGAGCAACGACGACGACGGCGACTGCGACTCGATCGGCGTCGTGCAGCACGACCAGCGCGAAGCGCTCGCCGTCGAGCTGGTCGCCGCGCACGCGGGCAAGGGCGGCGGCGGAAAGAAGTCGAGCAGCGGCAGCAAGGGCAAAGCCCCGGCGAGGAAGGCACCGAAGGCCGACCTGAAGAAGCCCGGCCGCACGACGCCGACCGGCAAGGTCCGCGGATCGCACGGCCATTCGCACGTCGACCTCGACGACTTCGACTGCGAGGACGACGACTGATGACCGCCTACCGCCGGTTCATGCTCGGCTTCGCCTGCGGCGTCGTCGCCGGCGCCGTCTCGGCGGCCGTGCCCGCCCTGCGCGACGTCTGGTGGCTGATCGCGCTCGTCGTCGCCTGCCTCGTCTGGTTCGGCGAAGACCTCACCGACTTCTTCCGCTGGATCGCCCGAGTCCTCGACTAGTCCCGCCCGGCCGGTCGCGCTCCCCGCGCGGCCGGCCCTTCGCGCTTCCCCTGAAAGGCACTGCTCGTGACGCGCAGCCCTGAAGACTTCGCCCGCCTCTACGACAGCGGGCTCTCAATACGTGAAGTCGCCGCCGAGACCGGCACCTCGTACACCCGCGCCCGAAAGGAACTGATCGCCGCGGGCGTGACGTTCCGGGCCCCGGCCCGCAGCGAATCGACGCTCGCGCTCGCCGAGGACTGCGCGCGCCTGTACCGGCGCCACCTGAGCATCCGCGCCGTCGCCGCTCAGGTCGGTTTCTCATTCCGGTACACGCGCGACCTGATCGGCCTCGGCGGCGCCGAGCTCCGCGACCACACCGGCCGCCCCCGGAAGGCGGTCGCCTGATGACGGAACAGGAACTCGGCGAACTCGTCCTGACCGCGCTCTCCCGAGCAATCGGCGGCGACGTCGACGGCGCGGCCCGCGCGGTGTGCGAGATCGGCGAGAAAAGCGGGCCGCAGCAGTTCGAGGTGTACGGCGCCTGTTGCGGGTTCGCCGAGGCCGCGCGGCAGTCGCTCGTGAAGCTCTACGGGGACCGCGCGCCCGACCGGTCGAAGGGCGAGCAGTGGGCGATGCTCCAGCTCCAGCGACGTCTGAAGCCCGACGCCGCGGACTTGTTCGCGATGCGGTTCATCGTGGCCTACGCCAACGACGACCGGCCGACGGCGCTCGCCCTGTTCAGCGCCGCCCTGCGCGCGAGCGACGAGGAGTACGTCGCGTCGGTCGCGTCGCTGCTCGCCACCACGGCGAGCCTGGCCAAGACGGGAGCCGGCCGGTGAGCGGGCGCGACGGCCGCGACCTCGTGATCGAGGCGATCATCCAGGCCGCTGGCCTGGGCTGGCGAACGATCTCCCTGAGCCGGCTCCGGCGCCTGGCCGACGGCGACACGACGGCGCTCCCGCTCGGGAAGCCAAGCCTCGCGCAGGCCGCCGAGAACCCGACGACCGAGGAGACCCGTTGACCCGCTACTTCCACGGCGGCGTGCCCGGCCTTCAGCCCGGCGACAGGCTGCTGCCGCCGGTCGTGACCGGCACCGAGCGCACTCTCACGCGGCACGCGCACGAGCTCGGCGCGAGCGACGAGCACGCCCGGACCGACCGCGTGTACGTGACCACGGGCCGCGACGTCGCCCGCGTCTACGCCGCGTTCTACCCGGACGGCGCGCTGTACGAAGTGATCCCCGTCGACGAGATGACCGCGGACCCGGACTGCCTCGTCGACGGCGTCTCGTGGGCGTGCACGGCGGCCGTCGTCGCCCACGTCGTCGACCCCGTGGTCCTGCTGCGCAACCGCTCAGTCGATGCGTGGATTCGCCTCATGAACCGCGCGACGGTGCGCGCCGGGGCGGAGGTAGTCCTGTGAAGGTGTGGGAGTACGAGAGCACGGACGGGTGGACTGTCGAGGTCCACGCCGTCACCGAAGCCGACCCCGACTGCCCGGCCTTCTGCTACATGGACGCCCCGCACGCGGACACGCCGATTCGGCTGGTGTCGCACTACGGACAATTGGCCGCCGTCGTCGACATCCCCAGTGACCACGTCGACGCGTTCACGGAAGCCGTCCGCTCGGCGCGCGAGCAGTCGGCGGGGAAGGCGAATCCGTGAAGGACGACGACGAGGAGATCACGAGCGTCCGCCACATGCCGGCGACGGTCCTGCGGGTCACGCCGCTGCGCGACGGCGGCAGTCCCGACCACTCGTGGGCCATGACCTACCACCTCGACGAGCCGCTCCTGTTCGGCGTCGGCGCTGTGCAGCACGTGCCGGCGTTCACACGGTCGCCGACGGCGGACATCTGCATGCCTGCCGCGCCGCCGCGCATGATCGGCGCCCTGGTCGCCGAGTTCGAGCACCCGCAGCGCCGCGACATCCAGGCCATCGCACAGGGCATTCGGCTGCGGCGTCGCATCGGCGCCGCGGTCGAGGCGTGGGCCGGCTTCGAGCCGGGGAAGTGGTGGTACGCCGTCGTGCCCTGGTGGCGCCGCCAGGAGGACACCGACGTGTGGCCGCTCGACGAACTGCCGGATCATCGCGCTTACGCCGTCGGCGGGTTCCTCGCGGTGGACGCGTACGTGTGGCCGTCGCCGTCCCCGCTGCCGGACCGGCACGAGCTGAGTCCCGGCACTCAGCTCGTCTACGGCGTGACGACTGTCCCGCCGCCCCCGCCCGGCCTGGCCTCGTTCACCGGGACCGGCGCGTGATTCTCCTCGGCCTTTACCTGTTCACCGTCCTGACCGGCGCGGCGGGCCTGCTCGGGCATACGCCGGTCTTGGCCCGTCTGGCGCGCTCAGTGCGCGCGTGGGGCGCGCGCAGGATGCGCAGTGGGCGACGAGTCGCCGCAGCACCTCCCGACGCCCCAGAACGGCGCGTACGGCCTGCGCCGTCGTGGGCGCGCGACACCTGAACCGGAATGCCCCTGGTCACCCGCCGGGGGCATTTCTGCGTGCACAGGGCGCGCCTGGCGTGCGCAGTGTTGCGCAGTGATCCAGCACTGCGTAAGGTCACCGACGCAGCAACGACCTACAAGCACGCATCGGAGGACTCACGTTGCCCAGACCTGTCGTCATCGACCACTGCCGTACCGAGCGGCACCAGGTGCGCGCCCGCCTCGCCGCCCTCACCCGCGTCCGCGAGCCCGGAGACCCCGAGATCGAGCACGAGCGGCGCCGTCTCGCCGCCGTGAAGGCGAAGGGCCTTCTCCTCTCCGCCATGGACGAGTTGAAGGCCGCGACGAATCCCGCCGCCCCGGACATGGACCTGCCGCTCCAGTTCTGCCAGACCGCCGCCGACGAGATCGCGCGCCGCCTCGACGCCGCCGCCGGCTGACCCGAGCAGAGAAAGGAGGCACCCGTGTACCCCGTCTTCTGGGCGGCGGAGCAAGCGCCTGTGTACGACGCCGAAGAGCGAGCCATCCTGATCGGGCTCGTGATCAAAGGCGACTTCGACGGGATGAACTGCTTCCGGTCGTACGCCACGCTCGCCAAGGTCGCGCGAGTCGACCCGAAAACGGTCGGCCGCAAGTGCCGCGCAATGGAGACCCGAGGCATTCTCAGCCGCCAGACCGAGCACGTTTCGCCCGTCTGGCACAAGATCCCGGAGGCTCAGCGCCCCATCGTGTGGGAAGCGATGATTCCCGCCGAGTGGTGGAGCGCGCAGCAGCTCGCCGAGATCAACGAGCAGCGAGAGAAGCTCGGCCGCGAACTCATCACGGCGCAGAACCGTCCCCCGATCGCCGACCCGCCGCCGAAGAAACAGCGCGTCGACAAGGGCGCCAAGAGGCCGGCGAATGACGTCGAGACCGACGGCGCGGGGACTTCAAGTCCCCACCCCACGGACTCTCAGTCCCCGGGTGACCCAGGGACTTCAAGTCCCCACCCCAGGGACTCACAGTCCCCACCCCAGGGACTCTCAGTCCCCACCCCAGGGACTTCAAGTCCCACAACCTTTTCAGTCACCTCTTCAGTCACCCCTTCAGTCACCACCGTCACGCCGCCGCCGTCGAATGACGCCCTGTTCGATGTGGCTGACCAGGACGTTCCGACCGCTGACGCGGTCGGCGGCGAGCAGCAGCAGCCGGCGCAGAAAGTGTCGGCTCAGACGATCGTCGGCGAGTGGCTGGAGCGGTGCCCGAAGCGTCCGCCACAGCGCATCACGGGCCAAGTCGCGAAGACCGTCAAGGAACTGCTCGACGAGCAGATCGAAGCCGACGACGTCCGCCGCGGCATGGCCGCGTGGATGAACAGCGGCAAGACCGCGCCGTCGCTGATCCCGGGCTTCGTGCACGAGGTCATGAACGGTCTCGCCGCCGTGTCCGCTGTGCCTGGTCCGGGCGGCGTGCTCGTGCCAGGCGGGCGGGTCGTTCCCTTCGCTCGTCCTTCGACGACGGACCAGCGGGTGAATGAGGCGCTCGCGGCCGGTCGCCGTCTCCAGGCGCTCGCCGATCAGCGGCGCGAGCAGGAGGGGCAGCCGTGAGCGAGACGATCACGTACGAGCAGGTCGGTACGATCCTGGGTCTTGCTGCCGCCCGCGATCAGCGGACGGTCGGCGACGCGGACGTGATGGCCTGGTACGACGACCTGAACGGCGCGGGCATCACGTACGACGGCGCGCGTGAGGCGCTGGTCGCGTTCTACATCGAGCAGGCCAACGTGCGGCCCGAGCACCGTTTCCGGGCCACGACGCCGGACGTCATCCGGCTCGCTCGGAAGATCCGCGCCGAGCGCGTCGCGAACTTCGTGTACACGCCAGTCGACCCCTTCGAGTCGGTGCCGCAATTCCAGGCCCGGATGCGTGCGCAGCTCGAAGCGGTCGCCAGTGGCCGCGTGCCGTCGCCGCCGAAGCGGCTCGCGCTCGAAGGTGGACCGGCGCCGCAGGTCGCGGCCGCGCTTCGCGGAGTGCTGCGCGGCGTGCCCGACGACGACGAGCAGGACGGCGGAAGCGCCGCGCCGAGGGTCGGCGCGATGACCGTCACCTGCCCGCGTCCGGACTGCAAGGCCCGCGTCGGCCAGCAGTGCAAGAGGCCGAACGGCAAACCGCGGTTGGAGCCGCATCCGGCCCGCGTCGACGTCGCCCAGGGCAAGCCCTACGACCCCGACGCCGAGCGCGCCGAGATCGAACGCCGCCGGGCAGCGAGCGCCGCCTTGCTCGCGCTCGACCACCCCGCTTGACCCCCGAAAGCGAACCACCCCCCTGGGGCTAACAGGGGGGCGATTCACGGGCCATCACACCACAACCGGCCCGAACCGCCCAACTCCACAACAGACTTGAAGGAGACACCCGCGATGACGTGGGACCCCCGCCTCGATGTCGTCGAGGCCCTCGAATCAGCCGGCTGGACCGGCGACACGGACAACCCGCTCGGCCTGCTGCGCAGCGGCGACGCCGTGTGGGGCGTCACCAGCAACGGCGGCGACTCCAGCCTGACCGAGCCGGTCGGCGGTCAGACCGTCGACTTCCCCTCGGGCACCGCGCCCGCCGTCGTCATCGCCGCGTGCCTTGCCGCGACCGGCGCGCCCGCGCCCGGCGGCTGGAGCGCCGAGGACGGGCGGCGCATCCGCGAGGACGTCGTCGAGGCGATCGCCGCAGCACGCCCGCACCCCGCGACGCGAGGCGCCGGACTCATCAACGACATGCGGTCGCTGCTGTCGGCGCTGCTCGCTCAGGTCGACTACCTGACCGCCCGCGTCGCCGTCGCCGAAGCCGCGGGCGTCGTCGAGTGCGACGCCGAGGGCCACGCGATCCCGCACACCGCCGGCTGCCCCGACGTCGCCGAGCGGCCGGCCCCGCTCGACGCCGGTCGCGTCGACGAGATCCGCGCCGTACTCGACCGGCTCATCACCGCCCGTCGTGACCCTGACGCCGAAGACGCCGACGGGCTGATCGCCGACAGCCGCACGGCGATCGCTGACCTGCTCGGCGACCGCTCCGACCTCATCCGCGCCAACGCCGCCGCCGCCGAACACCTCGCGCGCTGGACCGGCGCCCTGTGAAGAACGGACGACCCATGCAGCCCAACACCTCGCCCGGCATGGCGGATCTCGACACCCCCGCCAAGCTCCGCGCCTTCCTGAAGCTGTGCCTCAACCCCGGCCCCGGCCGCGACAAGCGGACTCCGGTCCGGCTGCTCGAAGTCCTGCCGCCGCCGATGCACGACCAGTTGATCCAGCACGCGCCGCACCTGCGGCCCCTGCGGCACCGCGTCGACGCGCTCGCCGAGCAGCAGCGCGCCGCGCACGACGAGTACGCCGACGCGCTCGCCGCGTGGATCCGCGGCGACGAACAGCCCGCGGGCCGCCGGTCGCTGCCGCTGCTCGACGCCGTGAGCCTCGCCTACGACGCGGCGGTGCAGCACATCGACGACTGCGACGCCTGCCGCCCGGACATGCGCCTCGCCGAGATGTGCCCGGCCGGGCAGCGCGCCGCCGTCGAGGTCCTCGACGTCGTCCCCGCCGCGGCGACCGCATGCGCTCACGACAACACCGACGACGTCCGGACGGCGGCCGACGTCGTGATCATGCGGCGCTGCCTGGACTGCGGCGGCCGCCTGCCCGCCGTCATCGACGCCGAGTGCGCACACGTCGCGTGGGAGGTCACCAGCCAGGTCCCGACCGGTGACGGCCGTTGGCGGAAGTGCCGCCGCTGCTCGGACTGCGACGAGCGCCTGGCCCCGGTCATCGAGCGCGAGCCGCACCCGTTCAGCGACGACGTCCGCCACGACCGGCCCGCCGACGCCGCACCGGTCCGCGCCTACGCGCCCGGCGACGAGAGCGAGATCAGCACGCGCGGGTGGACCGCGTGACCGGCGCCCGGCTGCTCGGCGTTGCCGCGCCGGTCTACTGCCTGGCGGCCGTCGCCGTCCTGGCCGGCTCCGCCGCCACCCGAGCCGCGCTCGACTGGCGCGCCCGCAGGAACGGGCGGCGACCAGCGACGGGCTTCGTGCCGCTCGCCGTACGCCGCCGCGTGAAGCGGTGGAAGCACGCTCGCACGTGGCGCCGCATCGAGGTCTTCACGTTCAACTGCGCGCCCGTCCCGACGTGGTGCCGCATCCGCCGGTGGAACGACGCCGCGCACATCTGGCGCCGACACCCCGAGCGGCCCCGGAAGGAGACGCGCAGGTGACAACGCTGCAACTGGACCTCACCGCCATAGCCGACCCGGCGGCCGGATTCTTCGAAACCGACCTCAAGGCCGCGAACGAGCTCGTCGCCGACTGGGGGCACTACCTCGGCCCCAGCAACAGGCCGTTCGGCGCGCAGGCGTGGCGCCTCGACGTGGCGGGCCAGCCGGTCGCGGCAGCGATCAGCGCCTCGACGGTCAGCCCTACCGTGGCCGGCTACTCGCGCGGCGCCGTCGTTGAACTGGCCCGGCTGTGCACGCGGCCCGGCGATCAGTGGGCGACGCGCGTGATGCTGCGTCTGTGGCGCGAGCTCGGCGCCCGAGCGTGGCCGTACTGGGACGTTGCCGCGGCGGTCGCCTACTCCGACAACCAGCGACACCCCGGCCACATTTACCGCACGGACGGGTGGACCCGAGTCACGGACCGCGCCGGGGCGCCGAGCGGACCGAACGCCACATGGGCAAAGCCTCGTCCGGCCGGTCATCCCGCGCGCGGCCGGAAAACCCTCTGGCTCTGGCAGTACCCGGCGGGGGGTGCTCAGTGACTCGGCTCGCCTGCCCCGGCTGCCCGTCGACCCGCCGCGTCGGCCAGTACCTGTGCCCGTCCTGCTGGGACGCGTTGCCCGCCGCCACCCGTCGCGCGCTCAACCAGCGCGGCGACGTCGCGATACCCCGCCTGCGGCAGCTCCTCGACCAGCTCGCCGCGGGCGTCCCTCCGCACGGAATCGAGATCACCCTGTGAACACCCACCGCCGTTACGCCCGCGTCCTCGCGGCGGGCTCCGCGCTGCTCACCGTCTCCGCGGTCGCCGTCGCCGTCTGGTCCCTCGCCGGTCTCGGCCTCGACGGCGGCGGGTTCGTGGCGCCGGTCGTCGCGTTCCTGTACGGCGCCGTCTTCCTCGCCTGGTGCTCGCGGCGTGAGCGGGTCGCCGGTCGCCGCGCCGCCGAGCGAGTCTGCTGCGCGCTGTTCCGCACCTCGGGCACCGTCCACGGCGGCGGCTGCCTGCGGCACGCCCAGGCCGCCGCGGCGCCCACCGACAAGACCGCGGGCCCGGGACCGGCGCACGACGGACTGCTCTGTTTCGGCGAGCACGGCGACGTGCTGTGCGTCCGGCCCGCAGGCGACGCGCACACCGTGCACGTGCCGTACCGGGGGCGAGCGTGACCGGCCGCGACTGGGCGCTGATCTACCTCGCGCTCGCCTGCATGTGGGTCGGCGGCTACGCGACCGGCCGGGGCCGCCCCGTTCGCGGACTCGTCGCCTGGGCCGACCAGCAGTTCACCCACGCCTCTCGCCGGTCGCCCTGGTTCTGGCTCGCCGCGCCGGTCGTCGCCGTCGCCGCCTGCGGCCTGCTCGTCTTCCGCCCCCGCCGGTCGCTGCGGAACTGGCGGACGGCGCGCGAGCGCGACCGGCGGCGAGCGCTCGCCGCACAGACACCGCTCCGACTCCGTGACCGGCGTGACCGGCGCGAACACACACAACCAAAGAAACATGAGGGGGCAACTTGACAGTGCAACGCGAGGGTGCAACATTGTGTGTGTCAGCGCACGGCACAACCCACGGGAGACACCGAATGACCGGCATCGAGATCAACCTGAACCGCACGGACGCCGAAGCCGTCCTCGCCCGCGACGTCCGCCAGGGCGACGTCGTGCTCGGCTGCACCGTCCTGTCCGCGTGGACCGGGAAGATCGAGGTCATCGAGCACTCGGACCCGTACGTCGCCGACCCGAAGGCCGACGATCCCGCTTGCCAGTGCCCCGGACACACGTCGCTCGAAGAGGACGACCGCGCGAAGGAGCTCGTCATCCTCTACGACGGCGAAATCTGGGACTACGCCTGCGACGTCGTCCCCGCCGACGACTACGTGATCATCCGGAAGCGCCCCCAGGCCGAGGTGGTCGCCGAGGTGGTCGCCGAGCAGGCGCCGCAGGACGAGCAGGTCACGCCCGAGATGCGCCCCCTCAGCAAGGGCAGCAAGAGCAGCGTCTTCGAGCACAAGGGCACGACCGTCTACGTCTACCCGACCAGCGGGAACCGCGAGCTGTGGTCGGCCCGCCCCGAGGGCCACAAGACGATCGTCTCCCACCGCAAAACCCGCGAAGAGGCCGCTCGCGCCGCCGTCGCCTACCTCGACGGCGACGACAGTCAGCGGACCGGGTTCGACATGCTGTCGGAGCTGCTGAGCCTGTGAACGAGACCCTGACGACCGACGTCCCCCAGCGCCTCACCGAAGGCGCTGGGGGCGCCCCTGGTCACCTGATGTGGGCCAGCCCGCCCGTCCCGCTCCAGTTCTCCACGGCGGGCCCCAGAAAGGCCCGTGACGGTTTCCCCGACGGGTTCCGCTGGGGCAGCCTCTGCACCGGATACGGCGGTCTCGACATGGCCGCCGTCGAGGTCTTCGGCGGCTCCGTCGCCTGGCACTGCCAGTACGACCCCGAAGACCGTTTCCAGTACGCCGCGCAGATCCTCGCGCACCACTGGCCCAAGATCCCCAACCACGGCGACATCACGGCTATCGACTGGTCGACCGTGGAACGGCCCAACGGTCTGACCATGGGCTTCCCCTGCCAGTCGCTCAGCCTCGCGGGCAAGCGCGAGGGGATCGCCGAGGGCACGAAGTCCGGCCTGTGGCTGCACTGCGCACGCGCCATCGAAGCACTCGAACCCGAATGGGTGGTGATCGAAAATGTCCGAGGGATCCTCTCGCAGAAAGCCGATCGGGGTCTGGGACCAGACGCTCCGGATATGGACCCAGCCACCGGAGCAAGATTCGTTCTTCGCGCTCTCGGCGCCGTTCTCGGCGACCTGGCCCGCCTCGGGTTCGATGCGGAATGGTGTGGCGTACGCGCTGAGGAGAGAGGCGCTCCCCACGAGCGGTTCCGTGAGTTCATCCTCGCCCGCCGCCGCCGCGCTGCTGCCGACGCCGACGACGAAGGAACACAACGGACCGGGCAGGCCCGACGGGCCGAGGAACGACACCCTGCGGGCGCGGATCGCGAACCTGCCGACGCCGCGCGCGAGGGACGCCCGGGGGATGGGCTTCGAGGACTCCCTTCCGGCGGCCGTGAAGCTGCTGAAGACGCCGACGGCGCAGATAGCGGTGAACGGCGGCTCGCAGCACCCGGACAAGAGGAAGCGGGGCAGGCACGGTCCGACGCTCGCGGACGAGGTCGAATGGCTGCTCCCGGACGGAGCGGGAGCGCGGCGCCTGCTGCCGACACCGACGGCGACGCCGTACGGGTCGAACCAGTCGGCGAGCACGGGCGCGGCGGTCCGGCCGTCCCTGGACAGCCTCGTTCCGAAGCTGCTGCCGACGCCGCTCGCGGGGGACGCGAAGGGCACCAGGAACGCCACGGCGAACCGCTCGACGGTCAACCCGAAGGTGTCGATCTGCTGGACGCTGTCGGACGTCATCCACGCGGGGAAGATCAAGAGCCTGCCTGCCCCACCTGCGGATGCGCCGAGCACCTCCACGACGCCGGAGGATTCTGCGCAGGCTGCCACCACTGCACAGACCCCGACCTCGGGCGACCCGTCTGCGACGACGACTGCGACGACTGCGCCGACCGGCCCCAGGCCGCCGCGCCTGCTGCCGACGCCGAGGGCGACGGACGGCAGGAAGGGCAGCCCGAACCAGCACGGGGGACGCGGGGACCTCACGCTCGCGAGCGCCGCGGCGAGGATCCTGCCGACGCCGACAGCAGCGGACGGGGACCGGACGAGCGCGACCTACGCCAGGGGCAACCCGACGTTGAATGGGGCGATTACGAGCCCGCGATCCGGCGGTGGGAAGCCATCCTCGGACGGCTCGCCCCCCGGCCAACTGACGATCGAGGTCGCCTGAGCCCCGCGTTCGTCGAATGGATGATGGGCCTCCCCCTCGGCCACGTGACCGGCGTTCCCGGCCTGCCGCGCAGTGCGCAGCTCAAGGCCCTTGGGAACGGCGTCGTGCCGCAGCAGGCCGCCGCCGCCCTGCGGCTGCTCTGGGCCCGCTTCCTCGACCTCGCCGCCTGACACACCGCACCCCTTTTCCCACACGCCCGGCCGCCCGTACGGCGGCCGGGCCCGAGCGAAGGACGCCCGTTGAACATCTTCCCCTGCCTGTTCCCGACCGGCCCGGAACGTCTCTGCGAGACGACCGCCACGCATCGCGCGTGGATCGTCCACCCGACGACCGGCGCGCCGACCGTCGCCGAGGTGTGCGCCGAGCACGCCGACACCGCGCCCCGACCCGACCTCGACGACGTCGAAAAGACCTGGCGCGCCGCGTGCGACGACACCGTCACGCCCGTACTGGTCGCGCACTGGATGGCCGACCTGATCGAAGCGTGGCCGGCCGCCGTCCCCATCGACGACATGTGCCGCACCCACGAAGACGACCACGGCCTGACGCCCCGCGCGCACGCCGAGCAGCGCATGCGCGACGCGATCGCCGCCGACGGGTTCACCTTCCTCGTGATCCCCGCCTTGCCCTTCCAGCGCTGCCGCGACTGCAACGGCATCGCCGAGCAGACCTTCCTGACCTTCACCCAGGTCGACGCCGACCCGACCGCGATCACGAGCGCCTGCGACCCCCACACGGGCGACGTCATGCACGCGCTCGCCGCCGAGGGATTCGCCGCCGCCGACGCCGACCGGCCCGCCGCGGCGGCCGGTCACGACACGAACGGAGCCACCTCCTGATGGGACGCTCAACCGACGCCCTGCTGATCTACGGCTACGACCTCGGCAGCGACGACGCCGAAGGCGGCTGGAAGGTCCAGCAGGTCGACGAGCACGGCTACCTGCTGCCGACGCCCTGGTTCGACCCGGACGACGACGGCGACGAAGACGACGAGGACGGCAACGACTTCGCGACGGCGGCCGACGCGCACCTGCTGAAGACCGTCGGCGGGTTCACCGAGACCTTCACCGCGGGCGCCGACGAGGGCGGGTTCTGGGACCGGCGTAAGCAGGCACAGGACCGCGTCGGCGTCAGCGTCGCGACGTACTGCTCGGACGGCGCCCCCATGTACGCGCTCGCCGCGCACGTCACCCGCGTCGCCCGGGGCGAGGTCGAACTGATCGACCCGCTCGACCTCGCGGCCCGCCCGGCCGCCGAGGACTGGGACAGCCGGCTCGTGGTCGCCCTGGACGCGCTCGAACTGGTCCCCGTCCAGGAAACGCCCCGCTGGTTCCTCGTCTCCTTCGGCGACGGCTTCGGCTACTGACCTGCACCACCGCACCACTCGCCCGGCCGCCCGCGCGGCCGGGCCTTCCCCCGTATCGGAGCGCACCACATGACCGCCACTGACGCAGTCGCACGCATCGAGGACACGACACCGGTCGCCGAGCAGACCCGCCGCCGAATCAACGTCACCCTCACGCTCGCCTCGGACCGGCCCGCCGCACTCGTCGGCGCCGCCGTCACGGCCGCCGTCGGCGCCGCACTGCCGGACGAGCTGACCGGCGTGTCCTGGCACGAGTTCACCCTTCCCGAGACCGACGACGAGCAGCAGGAGAGCTGACCCGTGCGACTAACCCGCCTCACCCCTGAGCAGGCTCGCGCGCTCGGCGAGCACGTCGCCCGCACGGCCCGCCTGCTCCGCCAGGTCGTCGACGCCTTCCGCGAGATGGCCCGTGCGCTGACCGCAGCGGTCCGCCCGCTCGTCGACTACCTGCGGCGCTGCGGCTTGGCCGACGACCGGCCGGCCCGCGAACGCCGTCGACGGCCGCACGCCGTCCGCCTGGCTGGCGACCGCCCCGCATGGGCCAGCCCGTACGGTCCCGCAGCCAGGAGGCACCGTTGACCAGCAGGATCCACCTCGACGACCTCACCAGCGCGGACCTCGGCGACCTGTACGCCCGCGTCGAGGCCGCAGAGGCCGCCGTCGAGGCCGCCGAACGGCTCGCCTCCCGATGGGCCGTCCTGCGCGCGTACGGCGGCGCCGCGACCGAACTGCGCGCCGCGCTCAGCACCGCACCACGACCGCCCGAGCCGGGCGCCACCGGCCGCCGTATCCGCACGGCCCTGCCCGTGCTGCGCGCCGCCCTCGACAGCCTGCCGCAGGCCTGCCGCTACCACGACGACCGCCTTGACCCGGGCGACGGACCCGCCTGGGGAAGCCGCGAAGCGTGCTGCGACACAGGCATTCCCGCCCGCCGGCGACGCGAGGCAGAGACCGCGCTGCACAACCTCGACCGGCTCGCCCGGCAGCCGGCCCGCGTCGACGTCGACCGCGCCGCGCTGCTGCCGCCGGTCACCGAAGCGATCAGCACATGGCGGTTCGTCGGCGACGCCGCCGCGGCGGAAGCCGTGCTCGACGTCCTCGCCGGTTCCACGAAGGAGTAGGCCCCATGCCTCTTGGACAACCTGCCGAGCAGTGCGGCCCCGCCTGCTCCGAAGCGCACACGTACCGGCTCGGCGAGTGCGCGCTGTCCTGCGCCGAGACCGAGGGTGGCGTCGCCGACCCGTCGTGGACCGTGCGCTGCCGCCCGCCCGGCTGTGACGCGCTCGCCGGTCAGCCGTGCCGGCGCCGCGACGGCACCGCGTCGAGCGTCTCCCACGGCGAGCGGTGGCGAGAGTACGACCGGCACCAGGCCGCCGCCGCGGCGACACCTGCCCCGCCGGTCACCGTCTACCCGCACGCCGACGGCGACCTGACCGTCCTCGGCCCCGAGGTGTTCGCGAGCAGCGACGGCGAAGTCATCTGCTGGAGGGGACGCAACTACGTGCCGCAGCCCGCACCCCTGGCCCAGAGCCAGGACGCGCGGCCCCTCGACGACCTGAGCACATCCGGCCTGCACTGGCTCATCAACCGGACCACGTTCCATCCCCGCGGCTTGGCCCTCGCGCTTCACTACGGCGACGACGGTGAGCCCTACGGCTGGAGTCTCCTCCCGTCCCCCGACGGCGGCCCGTGGTCCTACCCCGAGGACACCGAGCCGGACCACTTCCGCCGCGCGGAGGCCACCCTCGCCGCCGCCCTCGCCGCGCAACCCGGCACCGTGCCCGACGTTCAGCGACTGACACGCACCGAGGAACCGGAACCGGCGACACCTGCCCCGACGGACGACTTGCGCGAACGCCTGGCCCGCGCCCTGTACGAGACCCTGGAACGCGCCGGACGCCGCCCCTGGGAAAGCCTGTCGCCGCTGCTGCGCTCCGTGCACTACACCCGCGCCGACGCCGCTCTGACCGTCTTCCAGGACGCCCCGACAGCGACCGAAGCGACTCAAGCCGCGCACCCCGCGCTCGCGTGGTGGCACAACGCTTACGACCGCGCCAACACGGCCGAGCAGCGGCTCACCGCCGTACGGGAAGCGCTCGTCGCCGACGGGCACTTCGCGGCCGACCAGCTCGGCGACGACCTCGGGCCGCGCGTCGCCGAGGTCCTCGGCCGGCTGCGCCGCGACCAGCAGATCCTCAGCGATCGCGTGAACCGCGACTCGACAGACCTGTACTGGGCACAGCTCACCATTGTGCGCCTGCTCGAACTCACCGAGCAGCTCGACGGCGACGCCGCGGCACGCGTCCGGGACGTCATCGGCCACACCCGCACGGAGTCCCGCCGCTACACCCCCCAGCAGCACCAGCCGCCGGCGCCGACCGAACCCGCCGCGCCGGGCACCCTGCGCGAGCGGCTTCACGCCGTCGTCCGCTACCTGCTCGGCGAAGGACTGTGGGACGTCATCGCCTGGCACATCGCCGACGCCTGCTTCGCCGAGACACGGCGGCCCATCAGCGCCGCCGCCGACCCGTCGCGGCCGTCACCAGCGGCGGCCATCATCGAGCAGCGCAACCAACGAGCCGGCTCGGCGCCCGCCCGCCCGCACATGCAAGGCGACGGCGAGCAGCAAGGCGACGGCGTCCGCGTCGAGTACCGCGCGAGCGTGCCGCGCCATCTGCTCGGCGCCGCGCTCGCCGAGGCGTTCAGCGCGATCGCCGCCGAGACAGCGGACGGCGGCGAGGGTCCCGCCGTAGGGTGACTACGCGCTCGGGGCCGTCCGTTACGACGGCGGGCGGCCCCGTCGCGAGCGCCCGTGAAAGCCGTCCGATGGTGACGCTTGACGGTGCAACACGATGGTGCTAACTTTGTGTCTGTCAGCAAGCGAACGACACCGAGGAGAACCCAATGAGCATCACCTTCGAAACCGCCCAGGTCGACACCCGCGCCGTCCTCACCGCCCACGGCCAGAAGTGCACCATCCTGGAGAAGCGCACCAACGCCGACGGCAACGACTACCTCGTCGTCGACTTCGACGAGACGGGCATCGCCTTCCGCACCGCCGACCAGTTCACCGCCATCGACGAGCCGGCCCCCGCCCCCAAGATGCGCCGCACCGCCTACAAGGGCGTCAGCGAGTTCTGGTTCGGCGGCGTTCACTACCACGTCGACAACGCCGTCAGCAACGCCCACCCCGTCAGCGGCTTCTACCGCGTGTGGGTCGTCGGCCAGCAGGACAAGCCGAACCTCGTCAAGGGCGCCAAGACGAAGAAGGCCGCATTCGAGCAGGCCCTCACCATCCTCACCGAGCGCGCCGCCGCCTGACCGCCACCCACACCGACCAGCAAGGAACCCGCGCCGTGAGCGAGCACGCCTTCCCCGCAGGCATCACCCTTCACGTCACCGACGAGGGATGGACCGTCGAGCACGACGGCGCCTCGAAGTCGTACAAGACGTGGCGCGGCGCCCGCCGCCGCATCAACTGGATTCACGGCGACCTGCGCGTCCCCATCACCGACAGCGCCCGCGCCTACGACAACTTTCACCTCACCCACGACGACAACGGCCGCCCCCGATCCGACAAGGACGCCGCCATGAGCCAGACCGTCACCATCGCCGCGAAGGACCTCCGCGAGGGCGACATGATGAACCTCATCGGCCAACTGATCCGAGTCGTCGCCACGGCCGAAACCCCGGGCCAGCCCGGAATCCTCACCGTCTACCGCTCGGGCGCCGAGTTCACCATCCCCGCCGAGCAGCGCGTGACCGTTCGCCGCACCGCCTGACACCCCGCGCAGCACAAAGCCCCCCGGACATCGGAAGTGTCCGGGGGGCTTCGTTGCGTGGACGCGCGCCGTCAGAGTACCGGTCACCACCACCCGCCGCGCGACCGCCAGATCGGCGTGGGCCGACCCGTCGCCCGACGGTGCACGAGCACGCCGAGGATGTACCACGGCTTCACGCACCACCAGCACAGCCACACCTCGGCGAGCAGCATCCGCCAGCACAGCCGCAACGCCGCTACGACGGCACTGCCGCCCCCGCCGCCGCTCCGTCGGCCGCCGCCGAACAGCGACACCGACCCGCCCACGGAGAAGGGGCCAGGCAGCGGGATCGAGTAGCGCAACCTCACGAGACACGTCCTCTCAGCACGACGATTCGTCGCGAGGTAAACGACCGATAAACGGCGACGTCGCTACTCGGCCGACGTCCTCGCTCCGCCCTCGGGCTGCGAGCGGTCATTCGCCGCTGGTCGTCTGCTCGGCGCCGCTGGTCCCTTCACCTCCTCGCTTTCGCCTCCCTGTGCGAGGTCGGTTCTTGCCCGACCCCGAGTAGCCCCGCTCGATGTCCTGCACGGTGCCGATCGACACGCCGAGTGTCTCGGCGATCTCCCGATAGGTGACCTTCTTCGCGCGCTGCCCGAGCACCCACGTTCGCCGCGTCTCTTTCATCGTCGGCGCACTATCCGACTGGGCCTTGAGCACCTCGGTGATCGCTCGCGCCTGGCGGGCTGGATCGTCCATCTGCTCAATGGCCCGCAGTGCGTCAGTCACTCGCCGCGCCTCCTCCGTGCCGTCTGGTTTCTCGGCCAATCCCGCTCCTTCCACGGGTGCCGGTTGCGCAACTTTATGGGACCCCATAAAGTCGGCACAAGCGGCACCTTCAAGTGCCGTGCGTCCACATAGAGCGGCGCCGGTCGGAGTTGTGAGAGGCCCGACCGGCGCCGGTCGCCCCCTGAGCAACCAGGAGAGCGAACGTGAGTAAGGCTAGCCGGGCCCATGGTGCCCGCGAAGACGGACGGGCCGACTCGGGCGGCACCGAAGGGAACCGAACTGGGGACGCGTACCGCGACGTCCTGCTGCGCGGCGCGAAAGACACGAGCGGCCCCCAGACGCGCGGCATCCCGGCCCGTTCGGCGGTGCGCGGATGAGCCCCCGCCGGATCAGCAGCAGCACGCCGAACCAGACGGCCGCGAAGCCGGCGACGGTCGCCGCGTGCCGTCAGGACTACGGCACCGCGTCGGAACGGGCCGCTCGGGCCGATGACGCCATCGGGCAGAACGAGTCGGCCAAGTTCCACGCGAAGGAGAGCGCCGAGTCTTTGGGCGGGAGGCGAACCACGTGAGCGCCCTCGGCCGCATTCGCGAGGCGCTGACGGGTGGCCCGCGCTACACGCCCGCCGTCGGCCCGTACGCCTCGACCCGTGACCAGGAGAAGAACGCCCAAAGGCGCGGACGGGAGGCCGACCTCGGCGCCGACCGCCGTCGGCGGCACAGGGAGAGCGTCGCCCGCAACGGCGGCGCCGGCGACGGAACCCGGTTCGCCTTCGAGGAGAAACGGCGCTGGGGTCGCCGCTCCTGACCCCTCATGACCGGCCGGGCCCTCGACTTCCCCCACGAGGGCCCGGCCTTTCCCGCTGACCTTCACGAAGGAGATCGTCATGGTTTACACGCCTGCTCCGCCCACGTTGGCGGATGTCGTCGCCGAAACGCTCGACGCTCACTCCCGGCAGCTCGGCGGCCGGTACTCCAGCGAGCACTACACGCAGACCGAGATCGTCGGCCGGTTCACCACGGTCGGCGAGGCCACTGTCGAGACGCAGTTGCTCGTGAAGTTCGAGCGCGAGTTGCTCGGCGAGCGGCGGCGGAGCGTCAGCGTCGGTGCGGCGGCGCAGTGCCGCGGGTTCGGGTGCACCGAGCCGCGCAGCGACAAGGCGTTTGCCGCCGCTGTCCCGCTCGACACGGACCGGCACGACGTAGCGATAGCCGTTACGCCGCTCGTCCAGGCGGCGCGCGAGTGGGCGCAGTCCCACGCCGAGCGGTGCCGCGCTCAGACGTACACCGGCCAGTGACCGGCCGGCCCTCGCCGCGGGCGAGGGCGCCGCCTGTTCCGACCACCTGCGAAAGGCATGACCATGAGCGAGACGCGCAAGCTCACTGGAGGGCAGCTCGCCGTCCTGATCTGCGCGACGGTCCCGATGATCGCCTTCGGCGGTCTCGGTGGCTGGGGCACGTTCACGAACGTTGTGAGCGAGTTCGGGCCCGACCGGCAGGCGACGGCGCTCGGCGTCGTCGCGGCCGGTGAAGGCGCGACGCTCGTCCTCGCCCTGGTCATGGTGCTGTTGACCATGCTCGGGCAGGCCGCGCCGTGGCCTGTGCGGGCCGGTCTGTGGTCGGCGCCCGCTGCCGCGGCGGTGACCGGCGTGGTCGTCGCCGACACCCTGACCGAGTCGGTCGTCTACGGGATTACACCCATGGCGATGTGTGTCGCGGCCGAGGGCCTCGGCCTGGTCGCCCGCCGGCTCGTCGTCTACCGGACGAACGTCGACGTCGAGGCGCAGCGCCGTAACGCGGAGATCATGCGCAGAATTGCGTACCACCGTGCGCGTGCTGAGCGGCACCCGTGGAAGTGGGTGCAGCGCTGCTCGGCGCTGATCGCGTGGCGGCTGCTGCGCCGGGCGGGGGAGGGCGACGTCGAGCTCGGCGTCGAGCTCATCCGCGTGCAGCGGGTCACGCTCACCGACGGCGCGGGCCTGGCGCTCGGCGACATGCTCGCCACCGGCCCAGCCGTCCCCGCGCTGCTGCCCGCGGCTGAGCCCGCACCCGTGACTGAGCCCAAGCCTGAGCCTGAGCCCGAGCCGGAAGCGCGTGAGCCTGAGCCCGCGCGTGAGCCTGAGCCTGAGCCCGCGCCTGAGCCTGAGCCGGAACACGAGCGTGAGCCCGAGCCCGAGCAGCAGCGCGGCGAGACGGCGGCCCCGCTCGTCCCGCCGGTCGGCGAGCAGCAGACCGGCGGGACGGGCGCTGACCAGGGCGGACGCCGTCGTGAGCCTGAGCCTGAGCCCGCCCGTGAGCCTGAGCCTGAGCCCGAGTCGGCCCGTGAGCCTGAGCCTGAGCCCGAGTCGGCGACTGAGCCCGCCGACGTCGAGCAGCTTCAGATCCTCAAGCTCGCCATCTGGCTGCGCACCGGTCAGCAGATCAACGGCAGGCCGATCACGAAGAAGACCGCGGCGCCGCTGCTCGGCGTGAGCCCGGCCACGGCTCAGCGCAGGCTCACGCAGGCTCGCCGTGTCGTGACGCTCGCCGAGCGGATCAAGGCCGGTGATCGGCTCACCCCCGCGACGGCCGCCTCGCTGATCGGCGTCGACGAGCGCACCGCCGGCCGCCGCCTGAACGAAGCCCGACAGCTCAACGGAGAAGGAGAGGGGTTCTACGCATGACCGACCGCATCGAGCCCGACGACGACGAGACGGCGGTCCGTACGAAGCTCCGCGCGCTCGGCGTCCGCCCGGCCGGGCACGACGTCGACGACGACGCGCGGCGACCCGTGCCGGTCGCTGCCGTGCCGCCGCCGCCCGACTACCCGCCGACCGTTCCGGCGCCGCGACCGGCGGCCGCGCGGCGCGTGCCTGACTGGTGGGCCGCAGACAAGCCCGCTCTCGCTGTCGTCGACGACGATTCGCGGGCTCACCTGCTGCGCGTCCTCACAGACGAGCACGCCGACGACGAGCCGGCCGAGGACGCCGACGACGGCGCCGACGAGCCGGCCGCCCCGGAGACCCGGCGGGCTCGCCTGCTGCGCGTCCTCAAGGGCGAGCACGCCGCCGACGCCGACGCCGACGCCGACGCCGACGCCGACGCCGACGGCGACGGCGCTGACGACGACGAGCTGGCCGAAGACGCCGACGAGGACGAGGACGGCGCCGACGGCGGGCGCCCTCGTCGACGCGGTCCGCGAATGCGCGAGGTCAGCAAAGAACCCGCCGCCGACGAAGGCGAAGAGGACGACGAGCAGCCGCATCGAAAGGGGCGGGGGAGCGGACGCGGTCGCCGCGGCACGGCGTATGTCGTGCCGGGGCATCCGCGGTTTTCCACCCCGGTCTTCCCCCGCGAGGAGAGGGAACGGAAGTCGTTCGCTCAAGTCGTTCGCGAGACCGACCCGGCCACGAAGTGGCTCGTCTATCACGCGAGCGGCCTCGTCGCCGGTCTGGCCCTCGGCGTCGTCTCCTTCGCGACCGGCGTGACGGCGAGCATCGCGGACTCGCCGCTGCCGCTGAAGGACAACCCCGACACCTACTTCTGGGCCGTCGGCGCCGTCCTGGTGGTGTCCGCCGACCGTGCCGTCCGGCGGTGGATCTTCCCCGTCCGCTGGTGCGTACGCGGCATCGCGACGTCCCTGTTCATCGGCGCCCTGCTGCACGGCAATACCGTCGCCGACGCCGTACGCCACATGCCGACCTTCTTGTGACCGCCCCACCCACACGCAAAGGAACTCACGTCCCGTGAAAGCCCTGATCCCCACCCTCGGCCCCGTCGGCCTGGCCGTCTTCCTCACGGTCGTGCTGGTGCTCGGCACGAAGGAGAGCTCGGAGGGCAAGGCGAAGTCGCTCGGCTGGTGGTGGGTCCTCTTCCTGAGCCTGCTCGCCGGTGCGGCCTTCACGGCTGCCGGCTGGCCGTTCAACGTCGTGCCGAAGCTGGTCATGGGCGACGTCTTCGGCGCGCTCGCCGCGATGATGCCGGGCCTGTCCCTGCCTGCCGTCGCCCTGTCCATCATGGCGTTCCTGGCGTGGAAGAAACTCACCCGACGGCAGATCGCCGTGACCGGCATCGCGCTGTTCTACATCCTCGCGGGCGCGGGCGGCGGCCTGGGCCAGGTCTCGGAGCGGATCGCCGCGATCGCCCAGCACTTCGCGTCATGACCACCGTCGCCGCTCACGAGACCCCCGGCCCCGACGGCGAGACGGCACCGCTCCCCGCCGGGCTCACCGGCGAGCAGGCTCACGCCATCCGTGAGCCTGAGCCCGTGCACGAGCGTGAGCCTGAGCCTGCCGACGCTGAGCCTGAGCCCGCGCATGAGCCCGTGCACGAGCGTGAGCCTGAGCCTGCCGACGCTGAGCCTGAGCCCGCCGACGACGACGCGGGGGAGCAGGCCGAGCGGATCCCCGTCCTCGCGCTGCCGGACCTGCGCCCGTACGCCGACCCGAAAGCCGTCCTCGACCTCGCCCGCCGCGGCGCGAGCGCGAGCCGTGAGCCCGCCCGCAACGCTGCCCGCCGGGCAGCGACCGGCGCGGGCCGCCTGATCTGGCGCGCGGTGATCGGTCTCGTGCACCTCGTGCGGCGCATCGGCGCGGGATCGGCGATCATGCTCGGCCTGCTCGTCGGCTGGCTGAACGGCACCTACGGCACGAGAGGCTCGATCCCGGCGAGGTTCGGGGGAGTGCTGGTCGTCTTCGGCGTCATCGCTCACTCGGTCGCGGATCACCCCATGGACGGCACGATCGTGGTCGTCTGGGCGTGGTGCCTGGCCTCGCTGTTCGCCGACAGGGGCGCCTTCGACCGGCTGCGTAAGAAGGCCAAGGGCAAGCAGGCCAAGGACGCCCAGAAGGGCGCTCAGAAGGGCGCTCAGGAGTCCGCGGAGAAGGCCCCCGAGCAGGACGTCGAGAAGACCGACGCGCGGTCCCGGAAGCGCCTCGCCGGCTGGCTCCGCAAGAGGCCCGAGCCGGACGCCGAGCAGACCCCCGCCGAGGACGCCGACGGCACCCCCGAGCAGGCCCCCGCCGAGCCCTCGCTGACGGCCCTCATCCGAGAGCTGACCGGCGACGACAACGGGGTACACCTCGCGGTCCTCCGCCCGGCCATGCGGAAGCGTCTTCCCGGCCTCTCCCGGGCCACCGATCAGCAGCTCCGGAAGGTGCTCGTCGACGCCGGTTACGACCCCTCCCGTACGTTCCGCGCGAGGGGGGTCGCAGGGCGCGCCGGTATCCACCGCAGCGAGCTGCCGCCGCCCCCCTCCCCTGGAGCCGGCCCGGAAGCGGGCCAAGACGACTCTCCGCCCCCGGAGAGTGGCTCTGACCTGGGAAGATCTTCGCACTCTCCGCCCTCCCGGAGAGCAGCGGAGAGCGCCCGGAAGGGGCGCCCGCCGCTCCCCGACGGGGTGACGGCGGAGGACGTCGCGCGCGGTTACCGGTGGGTCAACGACGCCGAGCGCGGCCCGTCAGCATGGGTGATCGAGCGACTCGACGTCGAGCAGTACACGCAATCGAAGCCAACCGCCGAGCAGTGAAAGAAGGAGCAATTATGGGCCAGCCGGGCGGCGCGTCCTCCATCATGAGCGGTGACGACGCGCGAGTGAGGAGGACCATCGTGGGCGGGCCCTACGCGTACCGCTGCCCGTTGTGCCGGACGACGTCCGAGGCGGTCGAGACCCGGGCGGAAGCCAGGGGTGAAGGCAGGAGTCACCGCGCTGAGTTCCACGGCGGCCACCACCCCGACGGCGAGGAGATCATCCCCGTCGCGTACGAGGCGGTGCAGTGGGCCGACGTCCCGCGCAACCAGAAGATCGCGACTGTGATCGTCGCCGTGGTGCTGCTCGTCGCCGCGCTGGTCCGCTTCGCCTGACCGGAGCCGGTCGCACGGAAACCCCTCGCCGTCTCGTACGGCGGGGGGCTTCGTCGTTCCGGGCGTCGTCCGCGGCTCGGCGTTCGTGAGCCCGGGCAGGCTCACGGGCTCACGACGTCGCGGCGCGCGGGCTCACGCTGCCAGGCTCACGGACTCAGGTCGGCCGGCTCACTTCGACGCGGTCTCGCGGATCCGCGGAGCGCCTGCCTCGTCGACGATCTGATAGATCCGGTTGCGCTTGTAGGGCGTGTGGTCGGCGATCTCGCTCGGGCCGATGTGCCGCTCGGTGTAGTGCTTCACGATCCCCGTGTGCAGCGCCTTGCGTGCCTTGTCGACGGCGTCCTCGGCGGCGCTGAACGCCTTCGTGAAGTCGTCGAGCTCGGCGGTCGCAGCGTCGACGGTCGCCGGCGAGTACGTGATCCGCGCGCCCTTCTCCAGCGGCTCGACGCCGCCGGCCTTGCCGATCCGGCCGACATGCACCCGGTCGTAGGGCACGTGGTCGCTGATGACGCTCGGCGCGGCGTTGCGAGCCTTCAAGTGCTTCACGATCGCCGCGTGCAGCTCGTCGCGCCGGTCGTCGCGAGTCTGCTCGGCGCTCGTGAGTCGGCCGGTCAGCCGGTCGAGGTCGCGGATCGCCCGCGCCTTGTCGGGGTCGGTGGTCGTAGACATGCGGCCACTATGACACACGATGGTGCAACAGGAAAGGCGCTCCGGAGGAACTTCCAACTATCCTCGTGATGCAACTTGACGGTGCAACTCATACGTGCAACATTATGAGTGTCAGCACGGGCGGTGAGCCCAGGTCAACGAGGGGGACACGCGAGATGAGCACCGGCCAGAACACGAAGCCGATCACCGGCCACTGCCTCAAGTGCCGCCGCGCCCTCCGCAACCCCAGCCCTGACGGCTACGGCCCGAAGTGCCGCGTCATGGTCCGCAAGGCCCGCAAGGCCGCCGTCGTCGCCCAGTACAAGGCCCACCTCGTCGAGAAGGCCGAGGAGCTCATCGAGCAGGGCGCCCTGATCCCGCTCCGCGGACTGCGCGTGTTCCTCGCCGTCTCCTCCGACGGCTCGACCGCCTACCGCACCCACCGCGCCGCCTGCACCTGCCCCGCCGGAATCAAGGGCGCGCACGTCTGCAAGCACCGCATTGCGGCCCACATCCTCAGCCTCGCCGCCTGACCCGCCCCGGAAGGACACGACGTGATCAGCGCCCGCATCGGTGACACCGACTGGCACCTGACCAGCATCCGCAGCAGCCGCGAGGGGCAGCGCTGCGACCACTGCCCGCGCCTCCTGCAGAACCTGTACGACGTCACGAACCAGCGCACGGGCCAGTCCCTCACCGTCGGGCGCGGCTGCTGCAGGAAGGTGACGGGCTGGACCCTCACCGCCGCCGAAGCCGCTCGCCTGCTGCGCCACGCGCAGGAGCAGGCGCGCCAGGCCGCCGTGTGGGCCGAGTTCACCGCCGCCCACCCCGACGGCGCTCACGTCGTCGAGCAGGACGCCGCTCACTGGCGCCCCGCCTGGCCCGGACAGGCGAACCTCGCCGCCAACTTCAAATGGCAGGTCAGCCGAGGCGCGATCACCCGCGCCGGATGGGCCGACCGCCTCGCCCACTACCTGAGCGAGCAGCACCACCAGCAGGCCGCCTGACCCACCCTCACTCGTCCGGGCGCCGAGCGCGGCGCCCGGACCGACCCCAGAACGGAGCACGACCCGTGACGCTCACCACCGGACGGCAGCCCGCGCACACGCTCGGCGTCGGCGACCGCTACCTGATTCCGGGCCCCGACCGGGCGCCCCTCGAAGTGACCGTCGCCAGGATCAGGCGGAACACGATCACCGACGCGACCACCGTCTACCACCAGGGCAGTCCGGACCGAGCCAAGACGTACGGGCCCGACACGCTCGCCGTGATCACCCACCGCGCGCCCCGCCCGACGCCCGCCGAAGCGTTCGGCCTGGGCATGCAGCCGGCTTCCACGCTCGGCATCGGGGACCGCTACGTCGCGCTCGGCCGCCGCGACGAGCGGTACCGCCGCGAGGTCACCGTCTCCTACGTCTGGGATTGCTCCGACGAGATCCACTTCACCGTGCACCACCAGAAAGCCGACCCGATCTCCTCCAGCACCTACACGACCTCTTCCGCCGTACACGTCCTTCACCGCGCCGAGCGCTGCGACCACGACCGCCCGTGGGAGGACTGCGGATTCTGCGCCGACGTCGAGTGGCCCGCCGAGGTTTACACCGCCTATTTGGGCGCCGCCGAACCGCGCGCCGCCGCCTGAACCGCTCACACCTTTCCGGGCGCCGCGCGTACGGTGCCCGGTCCCCGTCGACCGAACGGAGACCCGCTCATGTCGGTACCGCCGCTTCGCACGATCCCCGCTGAGACGCTCCAGCGCCTCGAAAAGGAACTGTCGGACGCGGGCCTGACGCTCGGCCCGCTCAAGCCCGGTACCCGCGTCACGCGCCTCGTCGAGCACGACGGCGCGACGTGGGAACTGACCTACCTCGGCCGCCCCGGAGGAGCGTTCGTCAGCGCGTGGCGCGCTACGGGCCCCGGATACCAGCACGGTACGGGCGTCCTCACGGGCAACGTCGCCGACCTCATCCGCACCAGCGCCGAGCAGCACGCGACCAGCGACGCGGCGCCGCGCCTCGACGAGCCCCTCTACGGTCGCGCCGCCGTCCGCCTCGGCGCACGGCTCCGCGCCTCCCTGCCTCACTGACACACCGCCCCTGCCCGGGCGCCGCCGTGCCGCGGCGGCGCCCGAGCACCCAATCCCGATCGGAGACACCTCATGCAGTACGTCAAGGGCGACCGCGTCCGCACGCTCGTCGACGGCGCTTCTTCCTGGCCCGGAGCGTTCGCGCCGTCGAAGGGAACACTCGGCGTCATCGAGAGCCTGCCCGAGCGGTACAGCGGGTACGGCGTGATCCTCGACGGCGACCCGGATCAGTTGCCGCTCGACCTCGCGGCGAATGAGATCGAGCTGGTCACTTTCACCAAGGGCGACAAGATTGTCTGCTCGGACATGGCCCTGCGCGTCGTCGACCGCATGGCCGAGCGCGTCGACGGCGAGCCGCTGCACGTGGTGACCGGGACCGGCGAGCGATGGCCGGTCGCCGCCTGCCTGCGCGCCAACTGGGAAGACCTGCTCGACGCGCACCGCCGCAGCACCGCCGCCGCCGCTCGCGTCCGCACCGACCCGGACGCCACCGACCCGGAGTGGAAGGCCGCCCTCGACGAGCTGGGCCGCGCGCTCCACTTCCTGCGGATCGCCGACCCGACGGTCCGCGTCGCGCTCGCCGAGGACGACGCCCGGGAGGCCGTCGCCGCGAAGTACCCCGGCGCGACCGGCTTCGCCGTCGTCGGCGCGCCCGGCCGTGAAGAGCCGCTCGGCTGGTCGTTCCGCGTCGGGCACGGCGGCGCCGAGCAGTACGGCGTCGTCACGTACGACGGCGACGCCGACGCCTTCGGCCTGTACACCTACCGCGCGAAGGCCGAGCGTGCCCTGATGTACGACGAGACGCCGTTCGTCGGCGCCCGGCGCCTGGTCCGCCGCGGCTACTCCGACGCTCGCGACTTCGAGCCCGTCGAGGTGCCGGGCGATCCGCAGCCGCTCGGATGGACGTTCAGCACCGGCCGCGGCAGTTGGGTCCGCTTCGGCGCCGTCACGGCCATCGGACGCTTCCTGCCCGTCCTCACCGCCGACCGGCAGTCGGCCGCGCGGTGGGTCCTCGACGACGGCAAGGGGCAGGCGTGAGCGAGCAGCACGCCGCCGGGGGGCCGGTCGCCGAGCGCGCGACCGGCCTCACCCCGGCCGAGATCGACCGGCTCCGCGCCCGCGCCGAGCGCGAGGCCGGCTCGCTCGTCGACCCGCACGTCCTGGTCTCGCCGGTCCACAACGGCGAGTGGTGCTCGGAGATCCTCGGGCGCCCGTTCCCCGGCGAGCGATACGTGACGTGGCCCGAGCGGTACCTGTTGCACATCGCGACCCAGGCGGAGCCGTGCCCGCCCCCGCCGCCGGTCGCCACGGCCGCCGCGGCACGGGCCCGCGCCGAGCTCGACGCCGCGCAGCAGCGCCGCGTCGACGAGCACGCGCGGCAGGCCGAGGTGTGGGAGCGGCTGCGCAAGGCGCTGCCGGTCGCCGCCGAGGTGCGGCACAACTACACGTCACACCGCCACCTCGGGCACTACTCGCAGGGCGGTGATCACATCTATCTGCCGGACGGGATCGCCGTCGGCCGGCTGCGGCGACCGGCGCACCGCGTCCTGTGCTGGACGCCGTCGAAGGCGCGCGACCTGCGCGAGTTCCCCGAACCGGCGACGGACGGGCGAGTGCCGTCGTGCCGCGCGTGCCTGCGCACGGCCGGTCGCCTGACCGGCGTCGACGTCGCCGCCCTCATCCCCTCGTGATGCAACTTGACGGTGCAACATGACGGTGCAATACTTCTGTGTGTCGGCAGGGCACAACGCCCGGCCAGAACGAAGGGACACACCATGAACCACGCCGAGGGCATCAAGACCATGGCCGAGCAGTACATCGACGGCGAGATCAAGGCACGCAAGGCCGCCGCCGCCGACCTGCTCGACGAGAACCTCGTCGGCCGCCGCATCGAGACCTACTCGATCGGCAAAGCCCTCACCTGGGCCTACGAGGCCGCCCCGTGGCGCGAGCTGCTCGCGCTCGCCGAAGACAAGGGCATGGCCGACGCCCTCGACACCGTCCGCCGCCGCGCGACGAAGAAGCTCACCGAGGACGCCGAAAGCACCAGCACCAGCGCCCTGACGAACGAGGCGGGCCGACTGGAGCGCGAGGGCCTGCGCCTGTTCCTGTCCCGCACGACGGGCTGGGCCGACATGATCCGCGAGCAGGAAGCCGAGCAGGCCGAGCAGGCCGAGCAGGCGGCCGCCGAGCCGCAGGCCGCCGAGGCGCCCGAGGAGACCCCCGCGCCGACGAAGACCAAGGCGCCGAGCCCCGCGCAGCTCGCCATGCTGAAGAAGATCGAAACCCGCGAAGTCCTGATCAGGGAACTCGGTTACGGCAGGCCCGCCGCCTTCAGCTCCGACGGCCGCGAGACCCTCCGCGTCGTCCAAAACTGCATCACGAACGGCTTCGCCGAGTGCGACACGTCGACCAGCCTCTACAAGGGCCAGAAGGTCATCCTCACCGCTGCGGGCCGCGCCGCCCTCGCCGCCGCCTGACGGCACCCCACAGCGCCCCTCGGGGCGCGCCCGCCACCCGCGAGCGGACGCGCCCCGACGCCGCCCCAGACCGCCCCTCACGCCCGCCTGCACGGAGGAACCCCGATGCCCGTCATCACCGCCCGCGCCCTGACCGTCGACGAGGTCACCGTCACCACCGACCACATGGGCCGCGTGTACGCCGTCATCCCCGACGAGATCGCCCGCCCGCTCGCGCTCGCCTCCCGCGCAGGCATCGACCCGGAAGCGCGCGGGATCTCCTTCGAGTCGGCGCCGCAGGCGGCGGACTCCTGGACCGCGACCACGGTCCGCACGATCTTCGAAGCCGTCCTCGCGTCGCCCGCCGCCGACGACGACGTCCACACCTGCGGCCTGAGCCTGTACCGCAAGTACGACGGCGGCACCTTCTACGGCTTCGTGGTCGGCGCGAGCGGCTGGGACATGGAAGCCCGCTGGTGGCGCGATTACCGCCAGACCGACGACCTGCGCGTCAGTGGTAACGCGAACATCGCGTACCGCTCGCGCGGCGCCCTCGCAGGCACTTGCACCTTCACCACCTGACCGCCTGCACCGCTCTCGGGGCGCGCCCGCCCTCCCTTCACGGACGCGCCCCGACGGCGCCCCAGACCGCTCCGCACGCACGACAGCGAAGGACACGCACCCATGACCACCAGGACGACGACGGCCGCCCGCGAACCGCTCGACGGCTGCCCCGGACCCGAGCGCCCGCACTGCGCCTATTGCGGGTCGCACAGTGTCCGCCCGCGCGACCTGCTCGGCAACGGCGACACCTACTGCTGCGGCGCCCCCGTCTGCCGAGGCGACCGCGGGGACTGCGTCGCCGACCTGGACGCGCACGAGAAGGCGCTGACGCCGCCCTGACACGCCGAACCCGACGGGGGCCGACGAACCGTGCGGCCCCCGCCCCGGACCGCCCCACACGCCGATCAGCGAAGGACATCACTCATGGGCAGTGCGCCACGCACACGCAGACCTCCGCGCTTCTTCCTGAGGCGCAGTCAGGGGATCATCTCGGGACGTCACTGGGCCGTCATCGACGACTCGGTCGGCCAGGTCGCCCAGACCGACGACGGGATGACGCTCGCCTATTACGCCGACCGCCAGACGGCCCGCGAGTTCATGTGGAAGCGCAACGCGCAGCACTGGGCGGGCACCTGCCCTGAACACATCGACTGGCATTCCGAGCGGCATGACGCAAACCGAGCCATGTGCTTGTACCTCCTGGGTGCGGCGGAAGCCCCTCAGGCGATCACGGAAGTCCTACGCAAAGCCGGACACCAGGCCGCCGATCTGGACGCGCCGAGAAGGCGCTGACGCCGCCCTGACGCGCCCGAAACCGGCGGGGGCCGACGGAACCGCGCGGCCCCCGCCCCCGACCGCCCCAGACGAGACCACAGCACGAAGGAGCAACGCCGTGACCGCGAAGGCCACCCGCACCACGTACAAGGGCCGCACGATCGAGATCATCGCGCCGAGCAACCCGTACGGCGCGCCTGCCTTCACGGTGAACGATGCCTCGCCGCGACCGGGCGAGCGCATGACCGGCGACCTCGGCCAGTCGGTCGCCGACTGCCTCGCGATGGTCCGGCGGCTGATCGACGAGCGCGACGAGCAGGGCGCCGAGGGCATCCGCGGAGTCCGTGAGTACGCCTTTTGGTACGCGCCCGGAACCTGGGAGGAGTGCCCCAACGGCTCTGGCGCCGCGTACGGCCGGCACATCAAGCCCGCCGACGCCCCCTGCAACGAGCCGCCGTGCAAGGCCCGCGCCGCCCGCGACGCCGCCCGCAAGGCGCGCCGCGCGCAGGGCAACCCGACGACGTCCGCCCTGTCGGCGCAGCTCGCCCGGGCGGGCTTCGAGCGGACCGGCGACGACGGCCGCCTGTCGGCCGGCTTCCGCGTGCTGAAGAACGAAGGCGGACCGGCGACCGGCGTGCGCGTCGTCTGGTACGGCGAGGGCGCCCGGATGCCGATGGACCGCACGCCCGGCCGCCTGCCCGAGGTCGCTGCCTTCGTGCGCGCGAAGGGCAAGTACGCCGTCCGGTACGAAGGCGGCGCGACGGTCTACGTCACCGCGAAGGGCACGGCCGACTGACCGCCGGTCGCGCCGCTCGGGACGGGCCGGCGATTCTCCCCAAGGTGCAACTTGACGGTGCAACGTGATGGTGCAATACTTCTGTGTGTCAGCGGGGCACGGGGCCTCGCAGGGAGGGAGCGCACACCATGAGCACCACGATCCGGATCCGGAACACCGAGGACGCCGTCGCCGTCGTCGCCGCCATGGCCACGAAGGTGATCGCCAAGAGCGGCCACGGGCACCACACGACCGAGTACGTCGGCCGGATCATGACCTCGGACGCGGTGCTCGACAAGATCCGCACCGCCTACGAGCGGCACACCGCGAACGGCAAGACGCCGAAGGAAGCGGTGATCGCCGTCGGTCAGACCGTCGTCGCCTCCTACTGCGACCGCGCCGGAATCCCCACCAGCAAGTAAGCCCCCTCCCTGGCGGGCGCCGCCCAGGCGCCCGCCAGGG